TCACAGAAGTTGGGGAGGATCACAGAAGTTGGGGAGGATCACAGAAGTTGGGGAGGGGGACCGCGAACGTGGGGAAGGTCACGGAAGTGGAAAAAATTTGTGAAGTGATAGTAAATGGGGAGGAGTTAACTAGGTATATTCGCCATCTTACGCGCCGTATCAGCTTCCCCCTTTACCTCATTTATCCCCCTGACTATTTGGAGCCCATCGTCGCGGAAGGGAGGGGGAGTTGGGGTGTCAGATGGGGTACCATCTTCGCTAAGTCGATTAATGTTTTTTTGGAGTAAAACCCCGAATTTATCAATTGGTATATGTTCAAAAAACTCACCACCTTCATCGAAAGGATTACCGCGGGATTTTACGGCTATGCTCGTATGAACAATATGTTTACCGAAGAAATCAATATTATTTTTACCTAGATTTACTATCGTGTTATACAAAAGTTCTTGCTTGGTAGGATCCAGTAATTCACTCGCAATTTTATTCTTGACGCGGTCTTTGATATTTTGTATAGAATTTGTAACTGGAATATATCTATCACAATCAGACGTCTTTTCAGATTTCCATTCCTTGTCATTCATTACATATTTTTGAGCTAGAGACGAATGCTCAAACGGTTCATCATGTCCGACACACTTGATTGGACCTCCACTAGCAGAAACATATTCACAATCAAAAGGTCTAGCGCATGCCAGTAACTGATTATCGTTAATACTCGAAACAACTTCCTTACCTATAGAAATTATCAGGTTTTTGATAACATCAATATTACCATTATCTTTGAAAGTCTTTTTCAGAGATTCATTGACAAGGGGTTGCTTCAAAGTGGCAATAGCGATATCTAGAAATTGTTCGATCGCTGTACCAACAAGAGTCAGGGATGGATTGCCGTCCACCACATACGTTTCTACGCGCGTTTCTACGCGGTCAGTCTCGTTTAACTCATTCAGTTTTTCTTTCAACTCTTCTAATCCATCAACAGGATTCGCCGTCCCAGGCCCCGCACTCACCACCACTTCCGCGTTGTTTTCGGTTTTCGTCTCACCCGCCGGTTTCCTGGTGATAATAAAACCCGCAATCACGATTACTAAAATGATAAAAAGTATGATTGCTATAGAAGAACGGTTCATATGTACTATACCAAAACATTTTTTTACTACATAATCGAACGACAAATATCATCCCCAAATCCCAAAACATCTTTCTGTTTCCGTGTCGGTCGAGATTTAGGAATGTATTCAGATTTTTTACTATGAATCCACCCTCTCCCGTCGTGTGCACACCAACGAATATCATATTTTTCTAAACATTTTCTACACAAAACACATGGTATAGAAATCCCATCACCATATGCAGTTTTTCTTGAAATGGTTAATTCTCCAAATTTGCGGTGAAGCCAATTCGCAAATTTGTGAGGTTTGTTACCACGTTTTAAACACAATACGTATAATTGACGTATCAACTTTCTCTCCGCACATTTGTGATTATCGCTCATCACACGAGGCCCTTTTGACATGTGACATGTTACCGTACAGTATTTCATCACAATTCGTATAATACTTATATTTACTTCATTTCTTATTAAACTTAGGTGAATATTGATTTCCCATCATAAAATATTCGGGTCTATTTAAAATTTCGTTACGAGGTTTGATAGAATTATCGTTATGTTTACCAACTTGTGTAAGAGCAAGAGCTGTCACGACAATCGTTGAAAGTAAAAATTCAATACCGTCAACCATCTACTATACACAAATTTTTTTTATAATTCGATTTCGTAATGTATATCCATCAATTCCCGGAGTTTCTGTAAAACAAATATTCACAGTCCCTGGATTGAATATGTTTCCATGTGTTTGACACAATTTACACGGGATCACCGGATTTTCCCCGGGACCGTGTGTGTGCATAGGTACAACCTTTTTCGCCTGACGCTTCGGTTTCTTTGATACGACGGGTATATCAGGATCATGTCGCTCACAATACGTCTTACCTTCTATACACTTTCCGCGACATGGATTACCCCTAATATTAGTTCCAATACACTGTTGTCTTTTTACGCGCGGGGGTCTAGCTGGCTTCGCGGGTTTTAGTGGTTTTGAATGAACTTTACACGTTTCAAAACCTTCACAACAAAACTTCAGGCATTGACTACCTTTCGCAGTCGTATGCGGACATCTTTTCCTGACTGGCTTTTCCTTTTTAGGCTTCACGCGCGATCTTAGATCTTCATTTTCCGCACGTAAACGTTCATTTTCCATGCGCAAAATTTCGATTTGAGATGTAAGTTCGAGAACATCATGTTCAGTGTGACGCGTTACGGTCATCTTGTTTAATTATTTATAAAAATCGTGTGACTTAAGTCAAAACTTTTATCTCAATCATTATAAGATGGTTTTATCATTACAGGATATACCCAAAAAGATTCAGTATATTGTCGTCGATTCTGAATATGTAAACGGAACGAACAATACATTTTCACTTGACCTCACACTCAAATCGAATACACACGTAGAAGATTCTAGTAGAGTTCTCGGTATAAAAATGGTGGACTTTTACGTTACTGAAATAGGAGAAGCAAATCCAAATTCCGATTCTCACGTATCAGACATCGCAAAGTATATCGATATCATTTGTCCAGAAATTCCACAAGTCGCACAAATGCTCGATGAACGTAATAGTCAAATATTTGCGCGAATACCATTAGAAAGACATTATAGTCACGGTTCTCACTCGGCAATACGAGATAAACAATGGAAACCTTACGAAAGAAAAACAAATTATTTTAACCCCATTTCAATTAAAAAAATGAACTTCACAATAAACGAATATCAATCGAATGGATCGTACGTGTTACTTCAACCCGACGCAAAATGGTACATGGTTCTCGAAATTACGACAGTTGATATCAAAGAAAAACCAATTAACAAAGAAGCTCAAATTCTAGAAGCACTTTACGCACTCATAGGTAAAATAGATATGTTAAATAATAATGTGACAAAGCTTCCAAATAAAGAAGAAGCCGCTAAAATTGTTCAACTTTCGGAAAAGAAAAAATACTCATTCAATTACATCTTACTCACACTTTGTACGGTAGTAGGTGGTTACATATACTATGTAAATAAAACCAGGCCTAGTATTCCCATCTAAAATCCATTCGTTATGATACCATCGACATAATACCTATACATATACTCAAGTTCTTTGTCTTCTTTGTGTGTATACGTATACACGCGAATGTTATGTAATTTACAATACCAAATAAACTCGTCATCTAGACAGGTCCAGTGAACTATAACAGCTGATAAACCACGTGTTATTGTTCTAAATTCTTCTCTATTGAACGTTGTCTCGAATGTTGATCCCAATTTAAACATTCGAGGTAAATCATATAAAATTTTTCTATTGAAACTACAAAAATACACATGTTCGATCGATCTTGAACTGTAAAACTTTACCAATTCATGTGCTATAGTCTTATCAACCCCTTTGATGTCGATGATTAATAACACAGATTCAATAGATGGAATTTCATCATAGACATCTTGTAAAGTACACACACCGTGTTCCCGGAGTGTATCCAATGACATGTCACATATAAAATGATTACCTAAATATACGTCGTGATACAGTACAATTTCACCGGTCGCACATAACTGTACGTCTATTTCCACACCGTCATACTCCCTGTGTATAGCTTCTTTTATGGCTTCTTTGCTGTTATCCCTGAACTGCAGCGAATACCCCCGGTGAGCGATGACCTTCATTAATAATATCATAGAAATATATGGGGGGTAGGAAGTGTCGCCGAGAAAAATTATCACCGTGTTCATTTGAAACAGAATACCAAGAAGAACAGTTTGATATGGATTTGGAGATACCATCCATGGTTCCTAAAAATGAAAATCAAAAGAAATATAACAGGGTGCTGTACAGTAACAAACCTATGATTTTCGCCACGGGACCAGCGGGTACTGGAAAAACCATGCTTGCGTGTTATGCCGCTATAAATGGATTAAATGATGACGCATACAATAAAATAATCCTTACAAGACCCACTGTATCCGTAGAAGAAGATATCGGATATTTACCAGGTACGTTAGAAGAAAAGATGGATCCATGGACTAGACCCATCTTAGATATATTTTCAGAATTTTATACACAAAATCAAATACAGTACATGTTGAAAGAAAAAACGATAGAAATATGCCCACTCGCGTACATGCGGGGTAGAACGTTTAAAAACGCCTATATAATCGCGGACGAAATGCAGAATTCGACACCGAATCAGATGAAAATGTTACTCACGCGTATAGGTGAAAACAGTAAAATGGTTATCACCGGAGATTTGAATCAACATGATAGAAAATATGAAGAAAATGGTTTGAAAGATATATTCGAAAAACTAAATAATAAAACGTATAAGCGAATTGAGTGTATCACTTTCGATCACGAAGATATAGAAAGAAGTCCGATCGTCAAAGATATTTTAGATATTTACGGAGATTTAAAAAAATGAAACGTTATATAAAAAAATGTACGGTGTAGGCATCTCCCAAAATTTGGGTATTGAGAGGATTACATTGAATGGTAAAAATCACACACTGTTTAAAAATTCAAATGGTAAAATCGCCATGGTCGATTCAATTTGTCCACATAGAGGTGCCAACCTATGTAATGGAAAAATAAAGGGTAATAATATTCAATGTCCATATCATGGTTGGGAATACGACACAAAAGGTAAATTGAAAAACGTTCCATCCATGAATGGTTTGCCAATGAATGGTGATTTAGAAACATATTCAGTTGTCGAAAATGGTGGGTTTATATGGAACACAAAAAAGGCTGATAATCTTCCCACACAATATTGTCAAGAATTGTTCGACCCCGACTGGGTAAAGGTATACGGTTCAAAAGAACTTGACGGAAATATTTATGATTGGATTTTAAACGCAACAGATATCTCTCATATTAATTTTGTTCATAATTTTGCCGACGAAGATAACGGTATCGTAAAAAATACAAAGATTGAAACGTTCGACGATTATGTAGACTGTTTTGCCACCGTCCAACCCAAGGCATCATCTAAACTTACGGAGCATATGCAACCAAAGAATGGTTCACAAATTCATAGTAGATTTGTCTCACCGGCAACTTCGATTATTCGAATTAAACTAAAATCTCCGTATGAATTTATTACATTTAGTACACTCGCACCTATCGACGCAAAACACACAAAAATGTCATGGTGTATGCTATACCCAAAAACACCCCTGATGAACAATCCAATCATTTACTCCCGTTTCTATAACAAAATGTTTGAAACTGTGGCACAAGATGAGGCAATTATCAGAAGTGTTGAATGGGTACCTCTGATTATTAACGCACAATGTGATATTTTCCAACTCAAAGCATTGGAGTTACTCCAAAAATAAACTAATCTTCACCCTGTATTTTCTTAACTTTTTCTAAGTATTCGTTTTTTCGTAATTTTAATTCCTCTAATTCTTGGGTCGCGTCCGCCAAATCCTTTTCTCTTTGGTCGACGTGTTCTATTATGTGTTTAGTTATACTTTTACTCAAGTTATCTTGGTCAATATTTTCGTCGTTGAATATAACGTCACAATTTGAATGTTGTAATATATCGGTCATTAACTCATTTTGCTTTCCATTTTTACCCTTTACACTCACGGTTAAATAATATGTAAATGAACATGGGTCAATCTGTGCCGTAGATGCGGATAAACATTTCGGAATAATTAAATGCATTTTATTTGTCGTATGTTTGATGGAGCGTTTCGTGAAATGATTAAGTATACGTTTATCTTTGATACGTTTCACCAGGTTGTGTTCGTGTAATACGGGTTTTATAGTTATCGTTTGTGATTTCGGTGTCGTTTTAGTAACATCCATAGTGACACTATTTCCCATTACACCTATTCCACACCCACTTATATTTGTCGCTATAGTCGAAACTGTTATTGTCAATTCACGCCTGGTAAAATTTATAAAAGTGACATTCGTCATGGTGGAATTCAAACGCCTGGAACGACGTGTACGTTTGAGTAGCGTACACGAACCCAACTCAGTCTGACGCGGTGTGTCGTATATACACGATAACCACATAAACCGTCGACGCGATTCATTATTCGTATAGTGAAATTCTCTTAAAAATTCCTGAAGAATTGGGTCAACGGGGTTGTACCATTCAGGAAGGGAACATTCATTTGATCCCAACCAACTTGTCATTTATCTATTACGAACATTTAAAGAATTCTATATGACAATGTACAATTAATATTTGTATATATAAATGAATACATATCAAGAAGCCGTACTCAGGGGCGTTGGAGTGTTTTTATCCGTATTTTTTACCGTTGGATGGGCTAAGAGAAGCCCTATACCTAATGACGAACAATTTGCCGTCGTTATTATTTTACTCGCCATACTCACCGCGCATTTAAAGTTTAAATAAGTATAGCATTAAGATGGAGACAAATAGACACGTTCTCGTCGAAGAACCAAATGGTGATGTCCATGTGGGTGTCGACGAGAACGTCCCAGTTTCCGAACCGAATGTAGAAACGCGAATCATCATGACTACACACGTCGAATATATCAACACAGTGAAATATACTTCGATGATAAAGTTTATCATGTTCTTGTTCACCGTAGCAAATTTCTGTCTCGCGTATTATAGAGGTTTGGTAATTGATGTTGTAAATTTTAACATAAGTATCATAAGTGCTATAACTGTCCACTTTACACACCCGTTAACACTTATAGAACTAACAACACACATTATGTTCATATTAACGAGTATACCCATATGGTGTATCACACACAAATGGGTCGATGTATGGTTTCAATTAACATATGCACTCAATATGTTTCTGGGAATTAAAACGGCTGAATTCTCCTTAAGTGAATGATCATTATTCCTGGTTATAATTATCACTGTTTAGACGATTCATTGTATCATCAACTAACACCGCAGAAGACGAACAAGACGAACATAAGCAACACGCGAGCATAAAGTATACGGGGAACGTTTTAGTTGGGGTATCTAACAACATTTTGATAAAAATTAATATACAACACATACACGACAACTGTGAAGAAAGTTGTATTGGTCCCATAATTGTACCTACTCCATCAAAATCAATAAGATTCCCCGTCGAACTCATTTATAGTATATGTAATTAAATTTTTTCACATATCATTTTCAAGTTCCATAAAAGCATTTTATGTTTTGAACTTTCGACAGTACTAAAATCCTGTATGATCGACATTATTAATTCATTATCATCTTCCCCTGAAGTTCGGAACGAATGATCTTCTTTTCTAACCTGTCTAATATAATCAGCAGTTACGTAGACGATCGCATCTAAAAACTCCTCTCTTGCCATATTCAACCACGAATTATTACGCGTTCCCCAAGTACGAGTATCATCATCAACACGTACACCGTGTCCATACTTTTCACGACCCATTTCCATACGCTCTCTCACTTCTTCCAAAACACACATGCGTTATTATTGAATTAAAACTTTAATAATGTATGACAAATGTTTGTATGTGCTATAAAACCAATTGTATTATCCACAAGTCCCAAGAAACCCGAAAAGAAAAAAACGTTGAAAGATTTTTTTATTAAAATATTTGGACCAGAAATTGATCACGAAAAATTTAAAAAGGAAAATAAATGGGCAATACGTATCAAAGAAAAAAACAAAGATAAAGAATAATACCAAATATAAAATATGCCATCGGTTTGTCTCTTCCCCGTCAGTGTCCACTCTCATAGATCCGTTCGTGTGCGCGCGACGAGTGAATCAGATATCAATAAGATCATCACTCAGAACAGGCGACTCAAATCGATTTTACGTAAGACCAGGGTCACGTCTAATTGGAGAAGTAACAATAGACGCATCGTCTTGGAAGAACTCGCTTCATTTCTTGACGTGATGGATGATGTCATTGATATCATGTCTGACGAACCAGAACTAGTGACACAAGACTCACTGGATGAACACGACGATATCATGGACCTATACGAATTTTGTGGTGAAGTTCCTGATGATGTTGGATGTAAGATTTACGATGTATAAATGTAGCCTAAGTAAGAACAATACATAGATTTGTAATACAAGATGGAAACTCTCGCCCTCGTTGCAGAAAATGAACTTCTTCGCATCGAGAATGAAAGACTTACGAAAATGTGTATTACAAATAAAGTGAGGTGTCCCTACACGACTCTAAAGGGTATTCAATGTAAAAATTTATATGGAAAATGTACTTCGAAACATGGTTCACAATTAAAATAATTCACGCTCGGGACCACGCTTCACGAGATATACGTGATCATACGCATGTAAAAGAGCAACGGCGAGAATCATGGTAGAAATGATGACACCATTCATCTTACGAGCAGAGTACGCATACGCGATGATCGCACTAAGAATGACAATCTGAGCGATTGTAAGCTTGGGCATGACGAAACGTTTTTCAACCGTATCCACTTCGTCTGTAGGAGAGGGAGCTGTGTACATAGAGATCTTGTCGTAACCTGGCATTTTTTATTATATGTGAATAAAATAATGTGGTTCATACCACTTTTTGTATTCGGGCTGATGTTACATGACTACATGAAAAGTCCCATCGACCGTCTTTATTTTCAGAACATGAAACGTCCCATGTTTGGAATATTAAATAGTTTGATTGACATTTTCTTCCATTCACAAATATATCGAATACACGACTTCTCGGGTTTATGGTTAATAAAATTTCACTACAAAAAAATAAAAAAAGAATTTGACGAGATTTCAAAAACATTACATAAAAACTATTTTCACGATTCCGATCACTGGTTTGAAAAGAATGATAATTATTATTTTTATAGGGTGGAAGATTTTCCCGTGACGAATAGTTTAGTACAACAAATACCGAGTATATACAAAAATACAGCTGTATTTGCAGTCATAGAAGGTCCTATGTACATAGCACCACACCGAGCAGAAACTAATTTTTTGTTAAGATATCATCTCACCATACAAAGTGAAGATACGTGTACACTTTATACGTATAATAAATCACATGTACATGAAGATGGTCAGGCTTTTCTTTTTGATCACGCACGTTATCATGAAGTAAACAAACCGGGTAATGGTAAGCGTGTCGTATTAATATTGGACGTTCGTCGTATATAATTAAACACCGGGAAGGGTCTTCTTCTTAGCAGGCTTCTTAGCCGCGGGCTTAGCTGGGGCGGCGGGCTTTTCCTTATCCACACAGCACGTACAATCCTTTCCGGGAGGACCCTGAAGACCGTGAGGTCCTGGGGGACCCTGGAGTCCCTGGAGACCACGGGGACCGGGAGGACCCTCTAGGGCTTCGCCGCTAGTACCAGAAGAATCGACCATTTTCAAGAGTAACTCGAAGAGAGCCTTTTTATCTACACGGACGCGCTGCATCTCAGCTACGATTTCGTCACGGAGAGAAGTCATTGTAATATATATAAAGGAAATATTATCTTTAAACTAAATGTTGTTCATAGGACCCCAACTCATCACGGGTATAGGTCAACACGCTAAAAAATATCTAAGAGTTTTCCCTGGAACAGGGTATTATACCATAGGATCTCAACTTCCTGAAGATGATAATGCTCTCATTTTTCTACTTCCACTCAAGGAACACATGGAGTATGTGAAATACGCCAAAACACGTATTAAAAACCTGACGTGTATGACTGTATGTGAAACGGAAACGGTACACGAAGATTATGGTATGATTATGTCTGAATTTAAACGTGTGGCTGTTCCGAGTATGTTCTGTAAAAGAGTACTGTCTCGACAATTTCCTAATAACGAGTTTTACATCATTCACGCACACATTCCAACTCCACGAGAAAAACCGTTTACATTCTACCACATCGGAAACGTTCTCGATCAACGCAAAAATTTTGGAAAAATACTGGAAGCTTTCGTTCGTTTAAACGAACCAAATACGAGACTTCTCGTAAAGGCAACATGTGGTAAAGATATAGAAATTCAAGTTCCCCGTGTAGAAGTCGTAAATGGTTTAATTTCCAATGAAGACATGGACGAAATTCACGACCGCGGTGATTGTTATGTGAGCTTTTCGAATTCGGAGGGTGTTGGTATGGGTGCTGTGGAGGCTGCAGTTCGAGACAAACCCGTTATCATAACTCGATACGGTGGAGCTCCTGAATACATACACACACCTTATACAATAGATTGTGAACTTCAAGAATTGGAGAGAGATGACTTTTTATTTAAAAAGGGTATGTCTTGGGGTAAACCCAATTTCGACCAACTTTTGGAGTTCATGAAACATGCTTATGATAACAGAGTTCGACATATGGACCATAGTCATACGAAACGTCTTACTGGAAAAGATAACGTTTTAAGCGAATTCGTCTACCAGGTAATTGGTAATGTAGACAACAAGACCAGTAAGAATAGCCCCGGAACCGAGTGACCCCTTTTGAGCTATGAGCATGGTGTTAATATCATCTATGAATGTAATACCAGTAGGTTTTTTGATAATATCGGGAATCATTTTTGCGACGAGAAGATAGACGATCATAGAAATGATCACGGGTTTGAGTGTATCCTGATCTAACATTTATATATAACGACAAAATAATACTAGTTAAGAACCGGCTTCTTCCCGAGCACATTTTCAATCTTAGATACACTATGCTTTTTACAATACATGCCACATGTCGCCCTGAATGTACACTTTTTACCCTTTAGTGTGGTAGATTGACATAAACGCCCCACATGTTTTTGTTCGACAACTCGTTTGGGTGCTTCATCCAAAAACATGACTGTACGCGCATTTCTCTTCTCAGCGTGACGGATGTACCCGCGTTTCATTTTCATGATACTTCTTGTCAAGTGTTCACACTTTTCGTCAGGTGTATCACGTTTCATGTGACGCATAACATTTTCGAGATGCGCGTGATAATCCATGACGAATATACTTTCCATATATTCGTCATTGACTTAAGTCAAATTAAAGCTTTTGTTTTTGTATGAAATATGAGATTGGTATGGAAATCGGAATGTTTTTTGTGTGAAGCTCCATTAAATCCATGTGTACGAGCACATGGAAGGCGGACAAAGGAATTTATTCGTATGTACAGATCAATCCGTCCACTTTTCACGACGAATAACGATAAATTCTACTCGTTCCTGGGAGGAAGACTAAATGTGAAACCCGTCTGTTATGCGTGTTTCTTAAATAAACCAAAAGTAAATATAAAAGCTCTCAAACACCGAGAAATAGGTGTGATTAGACGCCTTTCTCCAAGACCCAAATCTAAAACAAAGGATGAAATCGTACAATGGTATGACGGTTTGATTCGAAGAGCGTTGAAAAATGGTATTGATATTACTTGATATACAGCATATCGCGAGTTGTCATGTATTTAAAAATGTGTCACCAATAATGATATGCATAAACTTATACGTTTTTACGTGACATTGATATGCCCATATTTATTTTTTCAATATGATTTTTATAAAAGGAAACCAAAACCTAAGTTAGAGACTAGAGTTGTAAAAAAATAAGGAAAATGGAGAGTGTCCAAAAACTCACTCACATTGAACACGTACTCAAACGACCCGACTCATATGTGGGTCCGGTTGATTTGAGTACTGAACCCTATTGGATTCTCGATGGGAAGAAATTCGAGAAGAAGAATCTCAAGTATTCCCCAGCCCTTTTGAAAATCTTTGACGAGATCCTCGTGAACGCGATCGATCGTAACTCCCTTCATCCCAAGAATGTAACAGCCATCTCCGTCTCCGTCGACAAAGAGACGGGTGCGGTGACCATTGAAAACAATGGACCGCTTGGGGGTATCGGTATCAAATTTAACGATAAGGAGAACGTCTGGAACCCCGAACTCGTCTTTGGTCATCTACTCACGAGTACCAACTATGATGACAGCCAAAAGCGGATCGTAGGTGGTCGCAATGGATATGGGGCCAAATTGACGAATATTTATTCGGGTAATTTCTCTGTGGTCATCAAGGACCACGAAACGAAGCAAACGTATACCCAAAACTGGTCCAAAAATATGTCCATTTGTGAACCTCCAAAAATCAAAAAACACGCGGGGGCTACATCATCTGTGGCCGTGACCTTCACTCCGGATTGGGGGCGTTTCAAGATGTCCAAAATGGACAACTCCATTTACAAGATCTTTCAAAAGAGAGTATGGGACGCGAACATCTGTACTTCGGCAAACTGTAAAGTGAAGTTTAACGGTGAAGTTCTTCCCAAACAAAACTTCGAGGCGTACGCGAAGATGCATGGTATCGAAAACGTACATAGTGTTACGACCGACCGCTGGTCCGTGTGTATCGGTCCTTCTGAAGATGGTATGCAACAGGTATCGTTCGTAAACGGTATCTGTACTACTAAGGGTGGTACGCACGTTGATCACACTGCTTCACTCATCGCTTCCGGAATCATCGAAGAGATGACAAAGAAAATCAAATTGAAACCTCAACAGGTTAAAAATACATTCGCCATCTTTGTGAAGGCAACTCTCGAGAACCCAACCTTCTCGAGTCAAGTCAAATCCGAATGCACACTCAAGGCACAGGACTTTGGTTCGAAGTTTGAAATGCCCAAAACATTCGTAAAAAATGCGTTGAAGACTGGTATTTCGGACGAACTTACGGCTCTTTCGAAATTCAAAGAAATGAAAGAACTCGCAAAGACAGATGGAGGGGCTCGTAAATCAAAAATTACGGGTATTCCTAAGCTTGACGACGCAAATAAAGCTGGAACTACGCAATCTGGAAAGTGTACACTCATCGTCACGGAGGGTGATTCGGCTAAGACTCTAGCGGTCGCCGGTCTCTCTGTGGTTGGACGAGATCACTATGGCGTTTTTCCCTTGAGAGGTAAGTGTAAAAATGTTCGCGATTCATCGGTAGCACAATTGACATCGAATCAAGAATTTAACGATCTCAAGAAGATTCTTGGTCTTCAACAAGGTAAAGAGTACACGAACGTGTCAGAACTTCGCTACGGACGACTCATGATCATGACAGATGCCGATAACGATGGCTCTCACATCAAAGGTCTCATCTTGAACATGATTCATTACTTTTGGCCAAGTCTTCTGAAACTAAATTTCGTCGTGAGTATGGTAACACCCATCATCAAGGCTACAAAAGGTTCAGAAACCAAATCCTTTTACACCGACTCCGCGTTTCGATCCTGGTACGGAGATGGTAAGAATGGTTGGCGTATCAAGTATTATAAGGGTCTCGGTACGTCTACGTCTGCCGAAGCTCGTGAATACTTCAAAAAGATTCAGGATCTTACCGTCAAATTCGATGTGGATACAATGACCGACGAATCGATTGTTCTCGCATTTGACAAAAAGATGGCGGATGCCCGTAAAACCTGGTTACTTGAAAGTACTTCGAAAGACGCGAACGAACTCGAAGTTTCGTATGGAAATGTAAAGCAACTCAACATTACAGATTTTGTACACAAGGATCTTGTCAATTTCAGTCTCGCAGATCTTAAGCGATCGATCGCACATGTAGCCGACGGACTCAAACCTTCTCAGCGAAAGGTTATGTACTCATGCTTTCAAAAAAATTTGAGGGATGAAATGAAAGTCGCACAATTAGCCGCGTACGTCGCCGAAAAGAGTTCGTATCATCACGGTGAAGTGTCTCTCGCTGAAACTATCGTAAAACTCGCGAACGACTACACGGGATCTAACAATATCAATCTTCTGGAGCCATGTGGACAATTTGGTACGCGGCTCATGGGTGGTAAAGACGCTTCTCAAACGAGATATATTTTCACGCGCTTGACAAATGATGCCCGTCGAATTTTTGATGCGAAAGATGATGCGATTCTCACGTACCTCGACGACGATGGTCGTTCTATCGAACCCGAATATTACATGCCCACACTTCCAATGGTTCTCGTGAATGGGACGGAAGGTATCGGCACCGGTTTCAGTTGCTATGTTCCACCGTTCAATCCAGTGGATATCAAACAAAATATTTTCGATCACATTTCCGGTAAACCTATGAAACGAATGAAACCATGGTTTAGGGGGTTTAAAGGTCGCATTTTCGAAGACGATGATACCTGGGTCGCGGAAGGTGTGTGGAAAGTTCTCGGTACGACAATCAAAGTCACGGAACTTCCACCTGGTCGTTGGACTCAAGATTATAAAGAATACTTGGACACTCTCGTAGAAAAGAAAATCATCGGAAGTTTTACGAATAACAGTACCACAGAAGACGTAGATTTCGTCATTCAAGAGTACAAGGGCAAAGATATTATCAAGGATCTCAAACTTCAAAAAGTTATTCGCACGAGTAACATGCATCTATTCCACCCGACAAAGGGTATTCATAAATATAAAAATCCTGAACTCATTTTACTTGATTTCATCAGTCTTCGGTATGAGTATTACAAAAAACGAAAAACACATCTACTCGAAGTACTGCAGAAAAAATCTGAAATGTATTCCAATCGCGCTAAATTTGTGACCATGGTCATCAATGGAAGTCTTGTGGTATTTAAACGCAAAAAACAAGATTTGGAAGCGCAGATGTCTACCATATTTCCTAGAGTGGATGGTGTGTATGATTATCTCTTAAACATTAAAACAGTCGATTACACCGAAGAACGCGTCGCATCTTTACTCGAAGAATCGAAGCAAGCGAAAATGGATTTGGAAATTATGAAGCACACGAGTCCTCTAGTTATGTGGGAAAATGATATTAAAAATATATAAACAATAGATAAGTATGGATTTGAAAGGTTCAAACACAGGAGCTACACTTTCCTTAAATGCCATAGGTCAACAGGATACATACCTTTTAAATAAAGACACTGAACATTCGTTCTTTAATTATGACACCAAACAACATACGAATTTTTCTAAATATCATAAACGTGTAACTGTACACAAACCAACAAGTGCGGGGCCGTCGTGGCCTTTCGGTGAATCTGTGAAAGTTACACTAAATCCGACAAACATGGGCGATTTGTTGAGTAACATGTACGTACACATAAATTTTCCAGCCGTCGATTCCACTTCTAACATAGCGGATCAGATTGGTCGCCACATTTTTGAATCCGTAGCGATGCGTGTTGATGAATTAGAGGTGGATAAATATCATGACGACTGGGGTATCATATACGACGAATTATATTTGGATGATTCAGAAAAGTATACGAAACGTTACACATTGAATCGAAATGGTGCACAGGGAACATCTATGATAAATGATGCGGCACTTTCTCGGTACCCATCAGAACTAATGATTCCTATTCCATTCTTCTTTTCTCGAAAATATGAAAGTGATGAATATTCGACAAATTTACCGAATAGACCATATTTTCCAACGTGTGCTATTCATAAACAAAAGATTGAATTTGAGTTCAAAGTCAGACCGATAACATTTTTCACTAATAATCCATCCACCATAACATTAGATACGTTTGATATAATTACAGAAGAGATTACAGTTTCACCCGAAGAGCGTACATTTCTCATGACAACTGAGCAAACATTCATCACTGATATAGCCAAAAAACACCCGACAGAACAGACTATTGTTGGTGACAATAATATTAAATTACAACTCGTCCCAAATATTCCCGTTAAGACGTTGAATTGGTTTTTCAGGAAAACAGTTTTCGAAGATGAAAATGAAGATGATGGCGGTGGTGCCACCATTCCCGAAAAGTATTTCGAGAATAGGTTCAACTTCACGAGCAATACTTCAAATTTTACGACGTATAATGATTTTTTCTACCCGGTTATGCAAAGTGCTAAAATTTTTGTGAATGGTCAGGATTTACCAAACATACCAACACCACAAGCGAATTATTATAAATATGTAGTGACTAACAATTGTAGACTATCGCGTCCAGAGAAAAACATATACACGTACGCATTCTCGATGAATCCGATTAATGTGGAGCCATCGGGAAGCCTAGATTTTAGTCAGTTGAATTCGGATCGTACTATTCTAGATATAAACTTAACAGGGGGATTAACGGATACATATACCTTACACTTATATTACGTCGGATATCAGACGTTTAGATTCAATGGTGGTTTCATGTCACTTGCTTACTAAACAGCGTGTCGTGATGGTCTCGAATATAATCGACAATTTTGTTTTTAATACACCATCGGATGAAATTCAACTGTGCGACAGTCGTATGAATTTCATCTTGTGTGCCCGGAATTGTATACACAATTTTTTCGCTTCGACAAAATGGATCAAATAACTTTTTACTATATCCATCAAGACTAGATTTATATGCGCAGTGTACACTAAAGATTTTTCCATCTCCAGTCTGGTACGCTAAATTTGTCTTTTTGGAATAATTCGTGATGAACCACTCGAGATTTCGAAGTGAAATTCCACCACTCTTATTCAGTAGTTCGATGAGTATATGTTTATTTTCGGGTACTGTGTAAAATGTATTGATTGATGATAATAGAATATCCGATTTGTTCATTCTACATAATAGAATCCAATTCTCTAAACTCATTCACGTTTTGATTTTCACAAGCAGGACACCCCGTTACAAACCCAGATGGAAATGCGTGATTGTGACGAAGACCTTGTGGCATCAATATCGGTGTACATGGTCTCGGATCATTCACATGAAACATACAATACCCATCTTGTATCGCTCGATTCATACAGAGTTTACCATTTTTCTTAATTCCCATGCAGTGCGTCGTATCATCACCCATAAGATCTCGGCGAGCAACCCGTATAGGTACAGAATACAACCTGGAAACCTTTTCGATTATAGAATACAAAGTCTCTTGGTGCTTTTTTTCCATAGAAGACAGTTGATCCCTGTGTAATCGAGTCATCTGTGAAATCTGCTCTCGATGAGATTGTACCATCGGAGCAGACTGTTCTTTGTGTTCACGTTTGAGTTGACTAATATACTCCCTATGTTTCTGTTCTACAACTTTAACCTGTTCGTTCGTCGCCCGTTTAACCTCCTTGTCGATGATCGCAGTCAACTGCTCAGTGACACCCATGTACTATTAAGGTGTCTTTTTTTTAAATATATCACACAGCAACATTTGAGATTTGCTTGTTTCAGCTTTCTTTTTCCTAGGTGGTTTAGCTCTCATCAATAGTTCACCAAAAATATCATCTTTCACATTTTCAAACAGGGGTTCAAGAAGATCACAGACAGGGTTTAGAAATTTATTCAAAAAATAATAGGCATAATCGATGGGTAAATTATGCTCTCGAACATACACCGGATCTTCCGACTTTTCAAATGCACGCGCCTTAGGATCTTCCGTCTTGATTAAAATGTACGGTACACGATCACCTGACTGTGGTTCTGAACCCGGTTGACGTTCGCGCATTTTTCGAACGACCTGAACATGCGCTTGATTAATACTGGCAACCTGATGTCCCGTCACTGAAACACGCTCACCCTTGACTTTATACGTGTCGGATAATGATTGACTTAAAATGAGTTTTTCGTTTGGAACGTCACCTTCTAAAAGTTCAACCGCACGTTTTCTCGCCAGCGCTTTAGGTGCGTCCGTGCCACTACTATCCAACACGACATCGAGCAGTTCCTTACACACCTCGCGCACGTGTGGTGTGTTATCACGACGTACCAACTGTAGACCTTTCACATCTATGTAATCCATGTTCATACTTCCATCTTTACCTTTTGTCCAAAGCTTCGCGGCATATCGTTTTTTTGAATATAAAAAATACGGACAGTATACCTTTTCGAGTTCAAGATTATTTGGTGCTTTGAACAACTTGGTACATTCATCAGCTGCACGCTCTCCCAGTTCCCAACTATATTCAATGGCTTCTTTACCTGTTCGACCCTGTACATCGAATTCAATCATCACGGAATCCGTATTATGAACGACCAAATCACCAGGACCAATGTGAAAATGGTGAGATTCTGTGGTTAGGTCGTATACGTATCCTTCAGTTTCACCTATGAGTTCAAGTTTCTTGATAGCATTTGGGCTTTTTCTCTGAGTTGATTTCGTCCACGTTTGTCTAAACACATCTGGTTTATCTTTTCGAGTGTTAAGAGATACGCTGTATTCGAGACGTCTTCCTAAAATGAACATACCCATCGATCCCTCTTTACCTTTGATATCCATTCTCATGTATCCGTGAACGTCTTTGTCTCCATCAGCCATGTAATATCCTTCCCAAAATGACTCCACCACTTCGATGGGTGCGTTCAAAATGCAAGATGGTACGATCTTTTCTTTGTGGGCGTTATAGAACATAGAACGATATCTCTCACTTATACTCTTAACGTCTCCTTTCGCATTGAGTTTATAGACTCCAGAACTTTCGATGGTATCGTAAATAGAAGTTTCAAATGGGCATAGGTTTTGCATTTCGATGAGATAGTCCACGTTTGAATTGTTAAGCGCCCATGTATATTTGTCACCATAGTGACCACATGAACCATCACCAAAAAAGAAACCCATAACCTTCGCTTCATTAACCGAGACGGTAGTATCACTCCAATTAAGTCCGTGAACACAATCTCCATGAAGTAAATTTGTACCCAGAGATACTTCACATGGTTTAATCATTTGTTTATTTTCGAGAAGAAGACTGTGATCTTCGGTGACGTCAACGACACCCGTATGGGTCAAAACACGATGAATATTCTTCGTCGTTTTATGACGAACAATCTGATGAATGGGCGTAAACCCCTTTTCAGTCCAAACTTCCGCATCAATCTCACCAACCTCTTTACCATCATCACGTTCTTCGTATGATTCGACGAGTGAATCGATTCTACATGTCTTTACTTCACCTTTAATACGAAGTAGTATAGGTGTATCAGATGTCACAGAATCACCATATCTTACCTTCGAACCGGGATAATGCTTTTCAACGTACATCTTCGTTTCGTCAATCATAGATCTTCCTTTTAACGTTGTCGTAGACGCGATGGCTACACACGGCAAAATTCCTTTAGAAGCTCCAGTAAAACCGTACACGGAGTTCATAGAAATTTTATATGCGAGCTGTTTACCATTATACATTTGTTTTGTAGCACCAGTTGAGTTTGCCATATCTTTTTTCGCTTGTTTTCTAAACAATTTCAACTCTTTCAAAATACTCGGTAAAATGCTAGGAACGTCCTGTGCGAATGTATGTTCTCCAAATCTCTCGTATGTAATACCGGGTAAGTTATCATATTTGGGATCTTTTACAAGGGTCGAATAACATAAATTGTGTGCCATCATGATAGATGGGTACAACCCTTCAAAATCGAGTGCTGTGATGGGCGTGTAATACGCTCCAGATTGCGCTTCCAGAACAGTAGCACCGACGTACCCCGCATTATCCGTGTATCCATACTCATATGTCGGAACTTTAAAACCCATCTCACGCGCCTTTTTCGTCAACTGACTAAACACCTTGATTTGCTGACCACGCTCTACCAGGTAACTCAGGGGTACCCACGTCGCTTTTGCCATTTCCAAAAGATTCATGAGTGTACAGAGTCTTGTTAAAAGTCTGTGTGGAAGAAGTGTATCTTTAATACAATATTCGGCAACTTCTCGCAATTTTACAGGATCAGCTTCCACGTATCGCGCAAACATTTCTTTCGGAGGCATATCAATCTTCTTATCACCCAAATATTTTTCAGAAACACTGTCAAGTTTATACGAATCTAATTTATATTCACGTTTGATTTCGTGAAACATATCAAAAATAAAACGACCGGGCATTGGGACTAGTTTTAATTCATTATCACCCAGTGCACTTGATGAAAGTTTTTTACTCGTAAGATTACACGTGTATCCTTTGAGTTTACTCATATGAAAAAAAGTCAGAGGACAGCTGTTTAACATACCACGTTCCATGATATACTCAAGATCAAAACCAAATATGTTCCACCCCGTTATGATGTCTATGTCATGAATATGAAGATACTTAGAAAACGCTAATAATAAATCACGTTCCGTGTCGAAGCTAGTAATTGTACACCCTTCAAGCTTTGGATCTGTGTTTTTATAACAGAGACATGTTTTATCAAATGGTTCGTCTTCACCGAATCGTACTAATGAAATCGCGATTTGAAAACAAGCATCACCGTGTACACGGGGACTGGGAAACTTCCCAGTAGAACTATAACATTCAATATCAATTGACGCGATCACGAATGGGGCTATATCAGTCGTTTCTATGGGTTTTAATAGTTTCCAATTTTTACACTGTAAATCGATATCTACGTTCGCGTGAAACGCTCTCGTACAGGAGTTTCCTGTATCAACCCAACCAGTAGATTGAATACCAGTTCGATGCATTAATCTCAGCACGGGATCGACGTTCGATTCGTATATTTTCAATTTCGTCTTCAACCCATTAATGGATTTACGTAAACGATTACTCACTTGACGCCGCGTCGCCAAGTCAGAACAATATACCTGTAAAAATTGAGAAATTTCACCATTCTGGAACCCTTCCATATCTTTGGCTTTCACAATATCCGTATGTGAAATACTATCTGGACACACTCGCTCGATACACGTCACCAATGTTTTTACACTCAAACCTAACGGAATCTTGATAAAAAAATAAGGAACAAACGGTGTGGTGACACATACTGATTCACCATTCATAGTTTTACCGAATAGACGTATAATGTGTTCGTCATTTTCGTCACGAGCATCCCACGTCAACACCTGAAATTGGACCATACTTCGTTAACGAGCTAAAATTTTAATATCATTTACTAATAAATGTCAGCCGCATTAATTGATCTTGTATCGAAGGGTGCTCAGGATGCCTACATCACAGGATCCCCCCAGGTTTCCTTTTTCCGCCAAAATTACAAACGTCACACGAATTTTTCCATCAAGCCCGAGCGTCTCGATTATGTTGGAACCTTCGCCGGTGGTAACGAGGTTGTGATCCCTCTGCGTACAAAGGGTGATCTTTTAAGCTATGTATGGGTCGAGGCCACCAACATCGGCCGCGGTGGTGCGCAGCGTACCGGTTTCTTTAGCACCGACGACACCAGCACGACCGAGTTTTCTCTTTGGATTGGTGGTCAGGAAGTGTGCCGCCTCGACGCCCTTTTCATTCAGGGTGTTCACAATTTACTCTACAAGCAAGATGGTGCTAAGGCGACTTGTGCCGTGACTCTCGACGAGGTTTCCGACAACGCTAAGGGAACTGATGCGGCCGCCGATCATTATCTCATCCCTTTCTTCTTCTCCGAAGATTGGACCAAATCTCTCCCTCTCACCGCGCTTCAGTTTCACCAGGTCGAACTGCGAATCAAGTGCCGTAATGGAGGTGGGTCGGGTACTTTTCAACCGGGTTCTACCCCCAAGGTCTACGGTACCTATGTGTACCTCGACACCGAGGAGCGTCAGATGCTTGTTGATAATGAACATGAGATGCTCATCACACAGACCCAGTTTCAACCCATGTCTGCGAACGACGTCGACATCGATCTCACTTACTTCAACCACCCCTCGAAGGCTATCCACGTCGTCTCTTCCGAGGCTGATAACTCGCAATGGGATACCAACTTCACGTTCGACCGCGCTTCTCTCTACATCAACGGCACCGCTCTCTTTGAGGAAATGTCTCCCGTCTACCACCACAACGTCGTCCCGGAGATGCACTGCACATCTCTTCCGTCGGCGACTCTCAGCACCGTCTCTACTTTTACATGGCCTTTCTGCTTAAAGATGAACTCTTCTCAGCCCAGCGGTTCTCTTAACTTCTCACGCATTGATAACGCGAAGCTTAACCTCACCGGTACAGGTACCAGGAATGGTAATATTGTGCGTGCCTATACAGTCAATTATAACATTTTGAGGATAAAAGACGGTATGGCAGGTATAGCGTTTGCGAATTAAATATGTTTATCCAGAAGATCCAAAACCACGAGTTCCGCGTTCAGTATCCTTAATAGCATTAACTTCTTCAATAAGAGGCGTTTCACACTTTTCCAAAATAAGTTGAGCAATGCGATCACCCTGTTTAATTTCAAACTTTTCACTTCCGTGATTAAACAGAATGACCTTTAATTCACCCGTATAATCGGGATCGATAACACCCGCCCCTGTTTGAATTCCATGCTTAACAGCAAGTCCAGAACGAGGAGCGATACGTCCGTACACACCCATGGGAATAGTGGCGGCAATACCAGTGTTTACAATTCCACGTTCCATAGGTGGGATGAACATGTTAGAGGTACTATATAGATCATACCCCACAGATCCGGGGGAGGCGCGTGTAGGTACAATAGAATCTTCTGAAAGGCGTTTGATAAGAAGCTTCATCTTATTTTTATTACAATCAAAATCTTTATACTAGATTACATTTCGGTGTGATTAGTCATCCACAAAAACGTATACGGATCAATATCGTAAAACACCTTTCTTAGATAAAACATCAGAAACGTATTAATAACGAGTGATACATATAGCAGACATTTAACTGCGTTGTGACCGCGTAATTTATCCATCACTCGCTCATATTCTTCAGAACTTTCTTTACAATCGTCATTCAAATTCGAACGAATAAGTTTGAGATCATCGATAACCATCCGAAGACTATCAACAGTATCCATGATGAATATATTTTCTGTATACATTCATCATCGACTTAAGTGAAAATTATATTCAAATAATGTAAAATGTTTTATTGTCGCGCGTGTTTACGAGTCTATGACGGGTTTGCTCAATGTTGTTATGAGATGGACCACGTTGAACTAGTTACTTCCGATTCGGATAACGAATCTTCTCAGTCTTGAGTGCCTTTTCTACCGCGAGAGCACGCTTTTCTGCGTACATTTTTTCACGTTCTTCATAACTCATTCTGTTTAGAGATTCAGTGGGTTTTTTGCTCGAAGGGTTCATTTAATGTAAATGTGTGTTAATCTTTATGTTACATTTATATTCAAATAAGTGGCCTTCTCGAGGCCCACCCAATTACGAGTTTGGAGTCGGTTCGAACATTTTAATAACACTATCAAGTTTATTAATATAAATTGTTACCGGACGAATGCGGTATAACATACAATTAGCGTATGATTCAAATCTATTTTTCAAAAGTTTATATTTTCGAACTTTATCATTTAGTTCTTGTTCCGAAAGGTTGTCTTTGTGCTTCCACTGTTCTGACCCGCCGGCGTCATTATACCTATTAATATATATTTGAACCCTAGAAGAAGATATACTTGATCCACTTCGTAGTCTCGCATAAATCGTTTCTTCACTAGTGTATTTTTTATATAAATTTTTTAAATCGTCAGTATCGAGCAGTCCGGTAGAATATAACGTTAACGTATTTGGAGGACAAGGATCGCTGACAGGGAGTGTCACGGGACCGCTGACAGGCGACGAGGGCGGTGGCGGAGAAGTAGAACCACCTCTACCACCACTCGTGCGACGGTTGACGGAAGCCCAAAAAGATTTAACATTACTAGACTCACCCTCTTTCAAGTCCCTACACTTATGTATCCGCAATTTATCATCGTAATCGCAATACAATTTACCTTGTGCGTCACTACGATCTATATATACACGCTTTCATATACTTACTGCTCCCAGTATCGGTGGGTGGTCCTTTCCCTTCTTTCAATTCCCAATTTTCCGGATTATCTAAAATTTTTTTAGAAACGTATTTCTCATTATACTTAGTAACATCATCTTTTCTTCTTCTTCTTCTTCTTCTTCTTCTTCCGAGCGAGGCGATCGCGCGCCTGTTTCGCTGCTTCCTCCTTTGCCCGTTTCGCTGCTTCCTCTGCCCGTTTCGCTTCTTCCTCTGCCCGTTTCGCTTCTTCCTCTGCCCGTTTCGCTTCTTCCTCTGCCCGTTTCGCTTCTTCCTCTGCCCGTTTCGCTTCTTCCTCCTCTTCCCTAACAGACATTATTTTCTTTGCTCGTCGCTCTCGTATTTCGTCTTGCGTTTCACAACGAGAACCTATAAAGTATGCACCTTCATAATTATCATATGTACTTCTGATTCTATAAAATGGCGTTTTACAACCCGCGTTACACGATTGTACAATTCTTTCAACCTCAGAAGTTTCTAATTTCGGTGTTACCCAATCAATGTAATTTGTTACTAAATAATCACATGGCTGCTGTTCCATATTTGTCAAGTAATTACCCGATGCGGTTCTGATACTAGGCTTCATATATGGATATTCGACACCTAACAAGGTCTCGTCGCGATAATAGTTATCATTCTTGAATGTTCCATCCATGTTAAGCCAATCTGGTTGGAATGGTTTCTCCTCGGGCTCCTCGGGCTCCTCGGACTCGTCTTCGATTAACCTAAAGACGGGAACTGTTTTGGCAATTTCACCTATAGACGGGGGTGGTCCTCCCACAGGAGATAACACATTTCCGTCTTCTGTTACGGGTGCGGGTTCATCGTCATCTATCATAGCTTCGACGATCGGTTCTGGTTTGGGTGGTTCAATAGTCTCCTCAACCACTGATTCATCACTCTGAACTTCCGAATCGTCTTTAGGTGGTGTTAATACACTCAACATATTTTCAAACAGGGACTTGGTTGGATCAAACTTATCCTTGTTCGTCGTGTAAATACCACCCCCGATCACGACCACGGTTATCAATATTAATAATATAAATAATACAAATAGTATCAATATATTCATATTATTAATAGTCAAAATAATACGGTCACAATCGCGTTCATATTCTTGTAATATTCATATATTTTTTATTAAACCGATACCAACAATTTAGTTGGAGAAGGCGAGACCGCCCATACCCGACTGGATGCGGAGAACGTTGTAGTTGACCGCGAACATGTTAAGGTTGGTCGCGCTGGCGTTACCGGAGGTGGTCTTGACGGAAACCTGCGCGTTATCGATGCGCGAGAAGTTGCAAGTGCCCGTGGGCTGGTGCTCCTCGGGCTTGAGCGCGAAAGAGTACGAGTAGACACCGGCGTAGGGAGAACCGGAGTGGTGGTTGAAAGGCTGAACCTGGTTGAAGTACTTACCAGACTGCTCCTTGAAGCGGTCCTGACCGTTAAGCACAAGCTTTAAGGTGTCGACGGTACCGACAGCCTCCTCGGTGAACTTGTCCGTGCCGCCAGTCGTGCCAACCTTTATCATGGGGGCACCCGAAAGCGCCGTGGGGATGAAGCAGTTGGAAGTCTCAATGGCGGTAGCATCGGACTCAAGGACGATGTCATCGTCATCAGCCTTCGCCGTGAAGTTCCAGAGACCCTGCTGGTCATCGTTCGAAGACAGACACCAGACGAGCTCCTTGACGGGGTGGTTGTACGAGAGGCGGACCTGCTTGGTACCACCGGCGGCGGTAACAGAGTCAACACCAGTGTGCTGAACCTGCTCGATGAGGTACTCGTGACCCTTCTGGGCGAAGCGACGACGCTCCTCGGTGTCAAGGTAGATGTAGTTAGCCCATACCTTGAAAGTGGTGTTATCAGTGTGAGTGGAGAACTGATCAGTGAGGTCGAAGTCGAGACGGACCTCGTGGTACTGAAGAGCGATGAGGGGGAGCGCGAGACCGGGGTTGCGGTTGAAGAAGAAAATCAGGGGGAGGAACACCTGAGAATCGACCGCAGTGGTCATCTTACCCCAGTTCGCCTTCTTGGACTCATCGAGGTAAAGCTCAGAGTACAGACGCCACCACTTCTGGTAGTGCTTGTCGACACGCTGACCACCGATGGAAAGCTCAACATCCTTGACGGCACGCTCGGCGACCCAGCAGGCATCGGCGGTCGCACCCGCGGTGTTGGTCGCGATACCGGACTTAGCCTTGAGCTCGATGTACATGTCGGAGACGAGATCACCGTTACGCGCAACGGTGACAGACACGCGACCGGAGTTGGAGGCAGTACCGTTTACGGTCTGCTCGATGTTCTCCATCGCGAAGTTGGTGTGGCGGCGGTAGACCGCCTGGAAGAAAGTAACCTTGGGGTTGCCAGTCAGGTAGACATCCTGGGCACCGTAAGCGACGAGTTGCATAAGACCACCGGCCATTGTTGTTTGTTGTACTATATACCAATATTTTTTTTCATCCGCGAAAAACACGCTCCTATTTTTCCTGTACATACTACATAATGTCCAAACCCGAATCTGAATCTGAAACCGAATCAGAAGCCGATATAGAAACTCATCCTGAGCAGGTTGAAGAGGTTGATCTGACTCAATACGAAGACGACGAAGATGATTACATCACGCTGGAGAGTTTACTTGGTTCCACCCTGATGACACCCGAAGGTGATACGGTGTGTACAGCTCTGGTAAACTTGGGTCGCCAGTTAGAAATCCAAAATAAAATTATGGTGAAAATGTTATCACTCCTTCAGAAAGAAAATCGAGCTTAGAAAAATGAATCGTATAATATAAAATGCGCGAGCCGACTCATTTCATTGACGGCGACGCCAACCACGATGATGCCAACAGTGCTATGTGGACGAGTCAAATTCAAACATTCTCAACTGATCAGCTTATGAAGATGTTGACAATGTTGGAACAAAAATGGAAAATTAACGAACGGAACAACAGGTACCTTTCTTCACGTATCGGATACGATAATTTTTTCACACAAGATGAGTTGACCGAAGATGGTCTTCCCATTGCGATTGATATCGAACGTGTATCCGGTAAGTATACTCGCATGCACGATCGTTTGTGTGATATTTATCACCGAGCGGAAACTTTAAATTTGATGGATATGGAAGATGACAATGATATGAAACTATCCGTTAGGGTAAATCGCTTGATTGATCAGGTAGATGATGCCTGGCAGATCGTTTTTCGTAACGCTCGAATTAACGAACGAATCAATAATCCTACCTACGTTCCGATTAATCCGGAATCAGATCCATCTATTTTTAGAACATCTACAATAACTAACGTCGAAGAACTATCACCATATCAACAAGCCATTCTTCAAACACTCCGAGATCTTTACGAACGAAATATTAAACGGTACAAAGGAAATTGTTGTGCGCAGATTATGACTCCCGAGGGAGCTTCCACGCGCGCATGGAAAACTGTTCAAAGCATAGAAGAATACGTATATAGTGTCGGAAAAAAAGAACGATTTTTCGAACTTTGGAAAAATCTGACATCGAGAGGTTCGGCACACGCAGACGTCATCAGACATCTCACAAAGTGTATGGATATGCAGTTTCCAGATATTGTTAAAAACCGACACGTTTGGTCGTTTAACAACGGTATTTTCATTGGAAAGGAGTGGTCCGATAAAACTGGCCTGTATCACGCGTCATTCTATACGTACGAATCGAAAGAGTTTAAGGCGTTGGATCAGACTGTTGTCAGTTCCAAGTATTTCGAGCAAGAGTTTCCGGATTATAGTACGATTGAAAACTGGTACGACATTCCTACACCCCACTTTGACTCGATCTTGGAGTATCAGAGCTTTGAAGAAGAGGTATGTAAGTGGATTTTTGTTATCGGTGGACGTTTATGCTTTGACGTGAACGAGATGGATGGATGGCAATGTATTCCATTTCTGAAAGGTGTTGCGCGTTCGGGTAAATCTACACTCATCACGAAAGTATTTCGTAAGTTTTACTGTACGGACGATGTTCGCACATTGTCGAACAATGTAGAAAGAAAATTCGGTTTGTCGTCTATTTATGATGCGTTCATGTTTATCGCACCGGAAGTGAAGGGTGATTTGGCACTCGAGCAAGCTGAGTTTCAATCCATTGTGAGCGGAGAAGACGTTTCGATCGCAATTAAACACGAGAAGGCTAAATCTTTCGAGTGGACCGTCCCGGGTATTTTGGGTGGAAACGAGGTTCCCAACTGGAAAGATAATTCTGGAAGTGTATTGCGACGTATGCTTACGGTGAACTTCGGTAAGCAGGTGAAGGAGGCTGATCCGACGTTAGAAGTGAAACTCGAAGCTGAGCTTCCGGCAATTTTACAAAAGTGTGTGCGAGGGTATCTCGAATATTCTCAAAAATACGCGAACAAAGACATTTGGAATGTTGTACCAGAATATTTTCACACGATCCAAAAGCAGGTTGCGATCGTCGCGAGTACACTCGAAAACTTTCTCCAGTCACCGGATGTCATCATCAAAGAAGGCGCATTCTGTCCGAAATCGGCATTCATCTCTCGGTTCAATGAATATTGTAATAACAACCATCTCGGAAAGCCGAGGTTCACGTACGACTTTTACGTTGGACCTTTTAGTTCGAGAGATATCATCGTGCGTAGAGACACACAGGTGTACAAAAGTAATATGTACGACAACCAGGATTTTATTTTCGGTCTCGACATCGTCGACATCGATAATAGTGGATCATATGGAACCGATCATTAAAAAAATATCAGCATAACATATGAGCGGGTCTAACAATTTAAATAATTTCCTCGCGAACAGCGGTGCAGTTAATCGATTCATGAATAACACGAAACTAGTCACGGGACCTTTACAGTTTGGTGTGTATAACGCGTATGTAAACGTAGACGCTAAAAATGGTGCGTTCAAATTCGACGTCGTTCCGGTTTTATTCAAGAAACCACATAAGCGCAAAACAGTTAACGGACTCGGAATAGAGGTGAAAGAAATTAAGCTTCTGTATGGCCGTATGCAGGTTGGTGCTAAGCATACGGCTAGGGTAACACCATCAAACGAAAATGCGAAAAAACATAATTATTTTGCCGCCCAGATTGATGGATACGTGTTCAGTGGGAGTGAAGAACGTAAATTTCTTATCAAAGTCTACAAAAATGGTAAGATGCAGGTAGCGAGTGGGTTTTTAAATAACGATGCTAATCAACCAGAAATACTCAGAAAATATATCGTTGATACATTTCTTAACAAGTATAAGCCTTTATATAACACGATGAAGTATGTAAACCTTGTATCGACGTTTAAAGTAAACGCGATAGTAAATCAAGTTGGTATAGCCAAAGAGTTTCCACGAGTAGTAGAATACGAACCCGAACTCTCACCTCAACTCATAATCAACTGGCCACCCTCACAAAATGCTTCGTCTCGTGTTCGTTTTATCATACATAAGACGGGTAAATTTCAAATCGTTAAACCCGAACCCAAGAAAAAGGGGGAACTCACGACAATCACAATGAATCAGGTGCGTCAAGCTTATAAAACGACCGCGAAAGATCTCGTGAAAAGACTTGATAAGTCGGGATTCTTGAAAATTAGTAACACTCGCACACCTTCTCCCGTAGCTAAGAAGACGCGAAAACGAAATAATAACGAAACGACAAACGTAAATATTAACAAAAATATCACATACTACAATAATACGGTATACAAAAATGGTAAAAATGGAATAAAAATTAAAGATAAAAAGTGTGCGTCGTTACCTAAACCAGAACTTAAAAAAATTGCCGATAAACTTGGTATCGTCGATGCGACGAGTAAGACAACGAAAGATCAGCTCTGTAGTAAAATTAAGAGTAAAGTATACGGATCTTTCAAAATTGGGTCTAAACCCTGCCTGGCTCACAAAAAGGAAGAACTTGTCCAACTCGCGATTGCTAGAGGAATTCCTGTATCTGAGACGGATACCGTAAAAACAATATGCGGAAAATTAAATAGACCCAAACCGGTACCGAGAGCGCCTTCTAGCATAAAACGCGAAGCGCGACAGGCTGTTCAAAATGCGAAGAGAAACGAAACACTGGTTAAACGACGTCTCACCAACAACACGATTCGAGAAAACATTAAAAAGCTATACGGGTCTAGGTGGACGAACCAGTACCAAAATGTCATGCCACCCCTCGATTCCAATTTAAAACTCATGCGTCAAAAATTAAATACCGCATCCAAAAATCCCAACTTCACCACGAAGGATGGTGTTCTCAAAAAAACACAAGCAAATGTGATCAAGCGAGACACTGTGAGAATGTGGAAACTTGAGAGAAGAGCGGAACTAAACAAAAAACAGAATAACTTTAATAGAGAATTAGAAAACTTGATGGAAAAGAATTCACCGTCACCCATTAAGCGCGACATGCCCGCAGGTACGAGAATCGAACAAATATAAAAGGGATACACGCGTTTGTATTAATATGGAAGATCCACGTGAATTGTTCGTACGATTTACAAAAACTAAAACTGGGTTCCATGTAGATGAAGGTCCTTCAAAGTGGACGTCTCATGTACACGGAGCTATCATAGAAGCGATATTTTATACAATCGTCTCATATATACGGTATCACAGGGACGTTGATGAGTTGGGTATGGGACTTTTAGAAAAAATATTTCTATGTTCCGATGATTTTATCAATGCCGAAGATGCGAAAAAATGGATTGAGATGAATCGTATGCCTGATGATACATGGTTGATTATTCATGTATACGATCATATCAAATACATGGAAAATGGGTCACATAGACGTGCACTCTTGTATTTATTTAACATGTTACATTTCGATTTATAAGTTTATGTGGTTCAGAAATTTGTTTTAGATGTTTCGCGTGGTATGTAAACTTATACTCGGTGAATGTTTCTTTAATTTCATCCGAAAGAGCGTATGCCTCGTAACGTAAACTTAAACCCGAACACACAGAAAGTTGTTCTAATTTAAGTAAACGATCTTCTAATGTGACAAACTTCTTGATCATTTCAGGTGAAAACCCGTCACTTTTCATGTTTTCGTACATTTTTTTCGATGCGCCATCTGATAAGTGAAAATATTGACTCCTGTATCCCAATATACTCACTTCAGTTCCCGTGTTCTGTCTTGAATTACTCAAAAGCATGAGTATTAATATTACAAATAACAGTGCTATCATCTAGTATTGCACAACATAATAAAAACATCGTTAACTTTGTGTAAAATTTTAAAAAGATCATCTTTCGTTTTTACACGCGTGGGATCTACAATCTCAAATTCAATCTGATACGTGTGAGAATCTTCCGCATCCATGTCGTGTGTATCACCCGTACAAATTGTCATATCGATTGACACGTTTTTGCGAACAAACGAAATACGTTTCTTCGTTCTTTTTTTATCCATTTCACGATCAGTATCTTCCGGTAAGGGAATCTCTTTTGAAATGCTAAATCGTAAATCGTATGGTACGTTTTCAATTTGTTTGAAATCTTGATTCATCACGCGTTCTTTTCGGATGATAGTCTCTTCTCCGGTAGCTTCTTCGGTGGTAATTCTTATACCGTCACATTCCCTGTAAAAAACTTCTTGCTCGGTACCGATAATTTGATCCCATTCTGTATACTTGGAAAGTCCGTTCATAATCGAATCAAATTGTGCCTTGCCGAGATTGGTGTCGAACATATTACCATTAAATTTTCCAAAACGCAATTCAATCTCCGTGTGTTCTTCATCCTTGAATTGTTGCACTTGAGGAAAAAGGGAATCTGTAATGTGTCTAACGTCCATCATTTCAATATTAAAACTATCTATTTTTCTAAGTAACTTAAGTTCAATCCATCTCATCAATCGTGGGGCCCTTCTCAGGAGCTTGTTCGTTCGAATTCATTTTTGAAAGAATTGGCCCACATGTATCATTAAACTCTTTTTGTTTGTCTAAAATTTCGTCAATCTCCGCCGTCTTATTATTTTCAATCCAAGAAATTGCCTGGTTAATCGTTTCATTTACCAAAATTTTATCTTCTTCGGCAATGTTTACATTTTTATCGGAAACTGTATTCCGTGTGTTATACACGACAGACTCAAATCCATTGATAGCTTCGACCTTCTTCTTATATAACTCATCTTCTTCTTTATACTTTTCGGCATCATTTACCATACGTTCGATATCCTCTTTGGAAAGACGACCTTTATCATTGGTGATGACAATTTTTTCAGATTTACCAGAAGCCTTATCTTCCGCATTCACATTCAGAATACCATTTGCATCAATATCGAAAGCGACATTAATCTGAGGAACACCACGAGGTGCGGGTGTGATTCCAGTCAAGTCAAATTTACCGAGAAGGTGATTATCTTGCGCTCGAGCGCGTTCACCCTCGTACACCTGAATCGATACGGCGGGTTGATTATCCGAATAAGTCGAAAACACTTGCTCTTTCTTAGTTGGAATGGTCGTGTTTCTCTCAATAAGCTTAGTCATAACACCACCAGCCGTTTCCAAACCAAGTGACACCGGAGCTACATCGAGAAGAAGAAGATCTTGGACAGAACTATTATCAACCCCGGAAAGAATGGCAGCTTGAACAGCCGCACCGTACGCGACGGCTTCGTCGGGATTGATCGATTTATTCAACTCCTTGCCATTAAAAAAAGTAGACAACATCTGCTGAATTTTGGGAATACGTGTGGATCCACCGACGAGCACGATTTCGTCAACCTTGGATTTATCCATCTTTGCATCATTGATAACCTGTTCTACCGGATCCATACACTTTCTAAAAAGATCTGTATTCATCTCCTCAAATCGTGCACGTGTGATAGTAGTAAAAAAATCAATTCCCTCGTACAACGAATCGATTTCGATCGCTGTTTGCGTGGTAGAGGATAACGTTCGCTTCGCGCGTTCGCATGCCGTTCGCAAACGTCGCAAAGCTCTAGCATTTCCAGTGAGATCCTTTTTGTGCTTACGCTTGAATTCAAGTGCGAAATGTTCGAGAAGACGAGCATCAAAATCTTCACCACCGAGATGTGTGTCTCCTGCGGTAGCCTTGACTTCAAAAATCCCACCTTCGATATTCAACAGGGAAACATCGAAGGTACCACCACCCAGGTCGAAAATAAGAACATTCTTGTCTTCATCTTTGTTTTTATCAAGACCATATGCGATGGCGGCGGCTGTAGGCTCGTTAATAATTCGTAGACAATTAAGTCCTGCGATAGAGGCCGCATCTTTTGTAGCCTGTCTTTGGGAATCGTTAAAGTAAGCGGGTACCGTGACAACCGCGTCTTTGACTTTGGTTCCCATATACGCTTCGGCAATTTCTTTCATTTTTGTCAAAACCATAGATGAGATTTCCTCGGGTTCGAACGACTTCTTCTCACCGTGGAACTGTACTTCGATACTCGGTTTTTCAGACTTACCCGAAACAACTTTAAACGGCCAATTTTTTACATCTTCTTGAACCTTCTTATCGGAAAATTTACGACCGATAAGTCGCTTCGCGTCGAAAACAGTATTTTGGGGATTCATTGCTGTTTGATTTTTAGCGGAATCACCGATGAGGCGCTCGCTATCTGTAAATGCTACATATGATGGAGTAGTTCTATTTCCTTGATCATTCGCAATAATCTCGACACGATCATTTTGCCACACACCAACACATGAATAAGTAGTTCCTAGATCAATACCAATTGCTTGAGACATTTATACTCATGACACGTTTGAATTCTCTAATTAAAGTTATTACGCGAAAACAATAAAATGAGGGGCTTCCTCAATGAATGTAACACGTGCTATTTTAATACGTCAATACAATGTCTATTTAACGTACATGTGATCACGAATCACTTTTTTAAAAACCCTTACGAAGGAAAATGTATGTTCACGATATTTTATCAAGTGTTGTTGAAAAAATATTGGTCAAATGAAAAAAGCCCCCTCGATCTCACGCCACTTCTCTACGCGTTTCAAAATGAATTTCCTCGATTCAAAAATGACGATCAACACGACGTCCAAGAAGCGATATTATGCATCATCGACATTTTGGAAAAAAGTAAACCCGAGATAAAAGCGTGGCTGTATGGTAAAAAAACACAAGAAACGATCTGGCCAGGTGGAAAATCAGAGAATGAAGAAGATTTTAGCGTACACGTCGTGAGGTCTAACGGGAAAGATATGGGTAAAATTTTAGAAGATAGTACGAGATGGAACGTACTAGAAAATTTTGAAGATACGGACGGTAAAGTGTATAACGTTGCCACTACACGTATGATATTTTCAAAACTTCCACAAGTGTTAATGATATCGTTCGATACTAAAAGTCATATTAAAATAATTGAAAAATTAATTCTAGATACTCATGAATACGAACTATTTACATGCGCAATTCATGCGGGTATTCAAAATGATGGACATTACGTAAGTTTTATAAAAAGAAAAACCAAATGGTTTTTTATCAACGATGCGCATGTACGTGAACACGAATTACCTGAAGAGGGTGGATTTTATTTCATGATGTACAATTTAAAAAATCCTCCATCTTAATATCTTCACGAATATTCACCAATGTTCTATAAAACGTTCGTCTACCGTTTGGGAATGTTTTGTCATATCTTCGCATCAATGGTTTCCACCACATGGGACTATCGTTAAACATGTATTGACACTCGATAATCGCACCCTCTTCCATCCACGGTTTTGCGTATTCCGGAACCATACCCTTTGGAATTTCGGATTCGAATACAAGCTTTCCCCTTTCTTGAACATATAATCTCCATACATCACCCTTTTCTTTCAATTGGAAATCAATCGTATTTTTATCACGAGGTTTCCATTTGAACATGGTTTCATGTGTTCCCGTTTTTACGGTTTCGTTAATCGGCGTAAAAATAAGACCGTCGATGTTTTGTGTCACCGTGGGTAAATATGAATTCATAAATTCACTGAAATCAGACATCAAATGAAACGTCTTGATTTTCATTTTAATCAGGTCATTTTTTAGAGATGTCAGGGATTTCTTTACAGCTTCGATCGATTTCAATCTCGTTAAAAAATCCTTGTCACCTATGATGTCTCCATTATGCAGTAAAATGTCGTAAATCATGAATGTATCCTCGTACATTTCACCTTCTAGAATTGTTCCATCGTAAATACATCGTCTAAAGTTGAGAGGACATAAAAACATATCGAGAGCCCGATTTATAAATACACACGTTTTTTTACCATTGAACATAAACGTCAACATCATAAAACGTGTACCATCCGTCTTTTCACAAACAACATAAGGATTTTTACGAAGTGTGTCAAAATGTTTAAACTCGATAGAGATGGGTTGACTGCCAGGAAAAATGTTTTTACCAACACATCCCCAGTAGTGTTCCATGAATGAAATCGCATATGTGTAAAGAGGATCGTCTCGATTTACAGATAGACGTTGCATTATATTGTATGTTTTAATTTAAATCTTTAAGTGGTTTTAACTCCAGCGGAATTGACAATATTGCCGATACACTCGTGAGGATATACGTTAACCAGACGAGCAGCCGTAAACGCTACAATGTTCACACCGTATTCTTGAAATTTAGAAAACATCGCACCAAACTTAGGTGGAACTTTAGATGAACCGTATCGATTATTTCTAATTTTCTTGAGTGTGGGTTTACACATCATCACCCACGATTTGGCATCAGATTTATCCACTTGATAAATGTCCCCAACCAAACGTTTCCCAAGGGTCGTGTCAAATTCAAGACCCATCTGATGTATAGGTTCGCTCGATTTACTCAAAACCTTTTCCTTAAACATATCCCAATTGATCCCCTCTTTCACACTAGGAAATACAATAATGTTATGCCCCACATTATCATTAAAAATGTTTTCCATCGAATCTTCGTCTACTTGAATACCGAAGTCGATAAAAAATACCCGATCAGAAATCGGCATTTGCTTTTCGATAATACACGCCTTTTCGAATGGATCATCGTTTACGAAAATGACTTGATTTTGAATACCATTCTTCCGCATACACATGATATTTAATCGCAATACAGAATGTAACGTTTTTACGTGACAAGAATTGCTACGTGTCACGACGATTGTGGAGATAATCATGACTTTGATTAATAAAGATTCTAAGCCTTAAGCCTATCTTTCATACACCCGGAGAATGGTAAATTACCGACGTGTCCCAAAGTTGTGTTACAATCTGCGAAGATTTTACCATCCATCTGTTGCCAACGTCTACAAAATGCGTAATCTTCAGACAAATACCGTCGCGATTCGGGGTCAATCATACAGTCAAAAAGAGCACAATATTCATCAAAATCTCGATTTTGGTGATCATTCTTACAGTTTAACGTAGGTCCGTAGTGTTCGTGCATTCGTTCGAGTGCTTTACGCGAAATTACCATAAACCCGGTAGGACCATCGAGTACTTCGACGAAACCACCGACAACGCTACGTTTTTTCGCACCGATGTTTGCGACCAAACTCGACGACAATAAACTCATATCACGAGTATCACCATTTTCAATAGCCGATTTAGCCTGGTCCCACATGACAACCTTTTTTGGGTACACGGCGACGGAAACATCATGCCCAGATTTTACAAGTCGAACCACTGATGTGGGATCAAATTCGATGTCTGCGTCGATGAACATGAAAAAGTCGGCATCCGTTTTTTGCATGAATCGACCAATTGAGACATTTCTCGCTCGATGTACGAGACTTTCGTTTTCTGTCGTATCCAACATGAGTTGAATGCCCTCTTTAATGAGAAGTAGTTGTAGTCGGACAATACTTCTCATATACTTTTCTAGACATAGTCCACCGTAACACGGTGTACTCAAAAATAATTTTGTCATTATACTTAATATTACATTTTATCCTCTAAGTGTCGTTTTGCGATTGTAACTATTTTGTTAAGTGTAGGTACAGACACTGAACATTTTTCACATATTTCAGTTTTAGACGCTTTACTGTTCATGACAATAAAAATGACAGCTGTGGCTACACTATTCGGTGATTTACTCATTAGTTCTACGCAATTTTCTAATTCTCCACACATTTTGTTACATTTTAAACGTTCTTCTCGAGAAACGTCAAATGAATTCAATAAACGCGACATCACGTCAAATGGTTTTGTCACATAATTCTTTTCAGTTTTTTCATTTTGGATGGTTTCTGTAAACATCGCAGTTGTTCGGCTGATGTCTTTAGATTGTATACCAAACATATCGGCAACTTCTTTGGTTGTTCGGGGAATGTTAGCAAGTCTACACGCGTATAAAACGCAGTTAGCTTTAATTCCTGAACGCACCGCACCTCTCGTAAGTTTATTTTCATTAAATTTTTTGTATAACGTCTTCGCATCTTTCAAAGCGGTTTCGGGAACGTCGACACACGCTTCGTCAATATCTTTATACGCGTGAAACAAAGATCTATCTTTATGGTTCATCGAACTATGAAAATTGATTTTGGCCATGCGTTTCGTTTCATACGCGGATGAATATTTCGTTGCGATTACCGTACCTTTTCCCCATGAATCAGAGAAAAGTTCATGATTTGTAGTAGGGATGGCGCATCTAGCGGGATCGGAGACACGTCCATCATCTGTCACACCACTCGTCCATTCTGCAGATTCGTCGATATATACCGAATCGACAAGACCACATTTGGTACACACCATTCCCTCTCTTGTGAGCAATTTATCTCCTGAACAGTTGTTACATAATATATTGTTTTCCACCGGCTTTATTGTTGGTTTAGTAAGAATGCGGTCCAAATCGGACCAAATAGTAGCCAATGTTTGAGTATCCATTATGGGATAGGAGTCTTTTTTATTTTGTAGAATATCGCACTTCGACTTAAGTTTAAAAATTGACATTGTCCATTTGAACACGGGCGCGCTCTTCTATTTCCGATACCATTTGCTTAAATCGTGAAGAACCAACACTTCGAGGCTTCCACTCGTTCCACGCCTTGTCTATACTCTCATGATCTGGGGGAAGTTCTATACGACCTTCAATTTCACTATCAGAAACAATAAAACTACCCATGTCGCTACCGTTATCATCTGAATCATCGTAAACTACACTCGCGGCTTCATCATCTTCTTCTCCCGACACTACATACATGTTATCTTCTTCGCTTATACACGTGAATATCGTATCACCCTCTGGAAAATGTTCGCATAAGCTCTCTTCTCTCAGAAGATTTGTATCCGTTTCCATTGTATATATTCGAGCTCCTTTATAAGTCAACGTCGTCTCATTAAAATACCTAACAATGAGATAGTCATCGCGGTTTTCTTCCACCTTCGCGAACATCTCATCTTCAATCTCTTCAACATTCACCAGAACTTTTATCAAATCCCCAGGGCAAATTTCAGAAAACACAAGCATGTTGTATAAAGATTTCTCACAAAAATATTATACGCTAATAACACACATGGGGGTTGAAATTTTTTCGAAAGAAAACTGTAAATACTGTGAATATGCTGAACAAATATGCAAAGATATGAATTTAGAATATAAGAAAACGTATGTGGATAAATCCGAACTCAAAGAAAAATGTGGAAACACCGCGTGTACGTATCCACAAATCATTATTAACGGTAATATTATTGGCGACTATTTCGCGTTTCAAGAATATATAGATGAAGCCGAACCCATGCTTTTACCAACCATGAACAGGTTTACCGTGTTTCCAATCGAACATGAAAATTTGTGGAGCATGTACAAAAAGGCGCAGATGTCGAACTGGACCGCTGAAGAAGTTGATGTATCTGCTGATATGGAAGATTGGAAAAACATGAGTGAAAATGAACGACACTTCGTTAAATATATTTTAGCCTTTTTCGCTGGTTCTGATGGTATTGTTTTTGAAAATATAAACAACAACTTTGCCGATGAAGTTCAATTGACAGAAGCTCGGTCGTTTTATGCATACCAGGTTCATAATGAGATGGTTCATGGTGAAACGTATAGTAAACTTATTGATAAATATATCAGGGATAGTGGAGAACAAAAGCGTCTATTTGAAGCAATCACAACAATTGATCCCATAAAAAAGAAAGCTGAATGGGCCATGAAATGGTTTGATAATTCCAGACCATTTTCTGAGCGTCTATTAGCCTTCGCGTGTGTCGAAGGAATATTCTTCTCGGGTAGTTTCTGTGCTATTTTTTGGTTAAAGAAACGTGGACTCATGCCGGGTCTGTGTTTTAGTAACGAGTTAATTAGCCGAGACGAGGGTCTTCACCTCGAATTCGCCATAGAATTATTCAAGATGTTGAAGAATAAACCTTCACAAGATGTTGTACATAATATCGTACGTGAAGCTGTTGAAATTGAAAAATCATTCATCATCGAAGCTCTTCCATGTAGTCTCATAGGAATGAACGCGGAGAAGATGTCTGATTATATTGAATACGTTTCCGATAGGTTACTTAAACAAGCGGGGTTCAATAAAATCTGGAATACTCAAAATCCCTTTGATTTTATGGAAAATATTTCCCTAGATGGTAAAACTAATTTTTTTGAAAAACGCGTGGGTGATTATGGTAAAATCGACGAAAGTACAGATGTAACGTTCGATGAAGATTTTTAATTACGCGATAATCGGACGACTACCGTCACCACACGACACACTTATTTTTTGAGAACCAATCTCTATGGGTGTGGGAATATCCATCTCTGTCGAAATGTCCATCCCACTAAAAACAGTACCACTATCGTACATACCTATAGGCTCTTCGGAAATACCGGGTAGAGGAGATGGGGCATCAGCCATACGAACGGGTGCTTTTGGCACTTCCTCATCTTCTACATCCTCTTCCTCTTCCTGTTCCTCTTCTTTTTCTTCCTTCGTTTCCTGTGTTTCAGAACCCGTGATATCGGGTACATATCCCTCACTACGAATATTCATCATACCCCATGTGACAAACATGAAAACAATCGTGTGAAGAATCAAACCATTAGTGGTAGGACATCCATTTGGTCCAGATACCCACTTACCGAGTATCGCACGCATGAGACGGTATGTATCGGGGTTCGCAACAATAAAGAACACGAGCGCCGCCATGAGAGAAATCGCTAATTTCTGTTCCTGCTTTTTACCACCGCAACCACAACCACAATCTTTGAACAAGCCCATCGTATATTATTATTGTAGTCTGAGAAAAAAAATATACTTAAAGTTTGCTCACGTATAAGATGTATAAGAAACTAAACATGTCTACTATTATTCAGCGTTATGAGCAATTTGATCCCAACACCGTCGTTCTTTCTAACATGAAGAAGAATAAGAATGGTGGAAAAACCGTATACATTAACGCGCAAGGCAACAAGAAGCTGTATCTTCAGCTTCCTTTCATGCGATCTCCTTTTGGCCTGAGTGCTTTCACTGACGAGGCTACCAACAAGACATCATATTCTCTCGATCTTTCTTTTGATCGTGACAATGAAGAGGCTGTTACGCTTATGAACAAACTTCACGAACTGGATCAGAAGATTATTCAAACCGTCGCCGAAAACTCCAAAGAGTGGCTCGGTAAGCAGTATAACATCGAAGTTATCAAAGAAGCTCTTTACAAGCCCCTCGTCCGACCCGGTAAGGATGAATACCCATCTACCATGAAGCTTAAACTCATGACAAAACCCACTGGTGAGTTTCTAGCGGAAGCGTATGATATGTCTCAGAAACCAGTCCCCGTAGATAGCATCGAAAAGGGACAAAAATGTATGTGCATCGTAGACTTCAATCAGATTTGGTTTATCGATAACAAGTTTGGTGTGAGTGTACGAGTATCACAGGTTCTGTGTGAGAGGTCTCAGAAGCTCCCGTCTTTCGCCTTTCAGGGTGTTAACACGGATGCTGCCGCAACGGATGATGCGAGTGACGAATATGAGGATGAAGATTGTGAGATTGACGAGTAAGTAATAGGCTATATTTTAATAAAAATCCATATTGGTAAGTTGAAAAAAAACTTCTTACGAATATAATAATGAACACCGAAGTAAAGAAACTTCTCAGAGGTAAGAAGTCATGTTCTCCGGCGAAACATTTATGGCGTACATACAACAACGGGTCAATATCTAAAGGCGTTGTTCAAATAGGAAGGGGGGAATATGGTGTCGTTTTTCGTGGATGTGTAGATGATAAGTGTAACAAACCCATCGTATACAAAGAAAGTGACATTTCGTTAAACGAAGATTTACCAACCGCAAAGATGGAATTCACCATCGCAAAAAAACTCGAAGGAATGGGTGTTCCTAAAATGTATCACTATAAAGACTGTGATGGAAAAGAAATTGTGTATTCGGAATACATTCCTGGTAAAGAATTACGCGAGTGGGCAAAAAGTAAACCTTCCACCGGTGCAATTAAATCTGTGATGGTTCAGGTTATTTATAACTTGTATAGGATTCATAAAAAATATCCGGGGTTTAGACATCACGATCTCCACGCCGGAAACGTTATGATAAAAAAAGTTCCACGGAAAAATATTCAAATTAATTTGGAAAATAAAAAATATTTAATTTCTAATTTCGGAATTGAACCCGTGATAATAGATTTTGGATTTTCAAAATTTCCACGAATCAAAAATCCATTGGTAAATTATAATAATTATAAAAATTTAGGAATATCTAAAAATTCTCATAAGATGTACGATACTCATTTTTTTGTAAACACCATTCACAATCTATTCTTCAGAGATATTGTGATAAGAAAGTTTATAGAAAATATATTTCCGAGTGAATATTTAGGAAGGCGGTCAGTCGTGGTGAAAGATTTTAGATTAAGAGGTGTGCGATATCGCGAAGAATCCAATAAAATCGTGAAAAATAAAAAAGATCATGAACCAAATTTACCTGGGTTCGAGCTAATCCTTTCGAAACCATTCTTTACCGGTGAAACACGTGTAAAAAACGTGATACCAAAACCTAAACCAAAATTCACAATCCCGATTCAGCGCCCACAGCCTAAGGTACAAACACCTAATAAAACGAGTATAGAAAAGGCTATGGCTATAAAACGAGCCGCAAATATCATAGCGGCGGCTGAAAAACAAAAGGCTAAGGAGAAAAAACGTCCAGGTCTCACGAAAACGAGGGTGAAACCATTGTCTATGACAAGAAATAAAATATAAATGTAATATATAATGCTCGCCTTGATAATACTATCGCTGATCAATACGAAAATTTTTCTTGACATAAAACCAAAAACTACAACCGACGTTCCCAGTGAAGAAGGTGAGTGGACTGTATACGGCTCCATGGGTTGTGGATGGACTCGTAAACAGATCGAATACATGAAAGAGAAGGGTAAACCCTACACTTTTGTCGACTGTGATAAGGAAGAGTGTGCTGGTGTTGACGGTTTTCCGACAATGATTCACACAAATGGAGAAAAGATTGTTGGATTTAAAGAGGTTTAAATACCGCGTACAATCTGGATAGAGATGGAAAGAAGAAGGGCATCGAAGAATGTCTTAATAGGTTTAAGAACCGTGATGTGCTTGCTCAGGGAATTGTTCCACGTGAAACGAAGGAGAAATGTACTCACGAGAATAACCAACATAAAAATTAAAATTTCGATGGTAGCTTCCTTGACGGTTTTGGCGTTAATAACGTCTTTAATCATTTATTACATGCGAACATTTTTTTTCTAATGTAATATAATGAGCAAAGCTCCCCCAACATCAGGGTCTGAACACACGTTCACGAAGAAGAGGTGGGGTGGTAAAGTTGGTAAGAATAATAACAATTGTTACGCTTATGCAGTGAACGATTATCAAAGATATCGCTCCTGGAAAAGTCAACCCGGTGAGCGAGCTAATATCACTACCAAAAAGCCATACACAACATGCGGTGATTTACCTAAGATGGTTGTGGCTGACAATCCTGATAAAGTGTATATTGTTAAAGGTGGTGAAAAATGTAAACCTTCGTATTACAAGATAATGATGTTCGTAGCCGGGTGTAAGACGAATGATTATTTATGCCAAGGTGATTTTCATTTTTATAAACAGCATAGTAAAACTGAGTATAAAGTGAAAAGAGGTGATACTCATGAAAGTATTGCGACGTTCTTTAAAGTACCCACGATTCGCATAAAGCGTTCTTGTAGTGTTTTAAAGCCTGGTAAAATAATCGTATTCAAAGCTAATTTTTTCAGTCATAAACGTGGATGGGCTACAGGTCCATTGATTGTCGGAGCCAAGGGTAAGTTGATAACCGATCCACGAAGAATTTCCAGAGACTATCCTGGCCTGAATTATGATAAATACTGTACATCATTCTGTGTTAAGAACAAGGGGATCAAGGTTGGACACACTCATCCCAAAATCAGAAAGTAGACTTTCTAAATCTGTGACAGTCTCGGTATCAAATACTATATCAAGTGTATCGAATACGAGTTCTTCACTTAATTCCTGGGTGTACGATGTATCGTGAATCATGTTTCGAACCGTTAAAGTGACCTTCCAATTCGCACCATCGAATATTTTTCTACACACCGGGCACGTCTGATGCCCCCGTCGTTTCCAATTCTCTATACAGTGAGAGTGAAAAAGATGGCCACATCTAAGTGGTTTATTCTGTCGCGTTTCCCTGACTGTGTTGAGACATATAGAACACGTTTCCATCGTACATAATCTTACATATCAGATTTATTTTGAAATTTTAACTCAGTTGATTTTAGAGAGGTTTAGTGTCGAGTCGCACATCCCACATACACTACCGTCATTCTGACGCTTCATCTCGGGGTTTACATCTGGACCCTTCGCTTGAAGAAGTTTGCGGAAAGAATAGTTGTCCTCGGGTTTGATACCGTTCTGGGACATGATGAAATTGTCGTAGAGTTTAGACGAATTGCTTACAGTGAAACACCTGCCATCGGCCATACCAAGTCGCTGGGACATTTTATATTACAATTAGAAATTAATTTGTCTATTGGTAATCGTGTTTGTCCACGATTCAAACCCGAGTGATTTAATTTTTTTAACGGCATCTTCAATTTTGTATCCTGAAAATACATTAAACAGATCTTCGACATGTACTTTTGACACCCTGATGGTCGGACATTCGTTTATGTGACAATTGATAATGTTGTACGCAAAAACAATTTCCTTTAAAGTCTCTGCACCCGTGATGATAATTTTTCCAGTCCCAAATATACTCGTCGTAATTTCCTTCATATCCTCGGCCGGTTTAAATTTAATCTTAACAGCCGAATATCTATCTGGTTCGAAAGAAACTTTAAACACATCTGAATATTTTTCAAAATGTTCCGTCACTTTCATCAAGTTAATATTGTAGTTTAAACTGAAATTGGAGTTGATCATGACAACCCTGAATGTATCGACGGGTGGAATAACTTCCGGGTCGAATGCTTGAAGAATATACACCAAACTTGAAATGATATGCTTACAATTAAAGATGTCGTTACATCCAGCGACTTGTATACTCCCGTTTGGAAAAATCTTAATTGATTTGGTACTGTAACAATCATCGTATGTAAGTGTGATCTGATTATAAAACGTGGTTGGTTTAAGTTTCCATGTTGTAAATTCTTCACTGTTTTCACGATGTAGATTAACCGGTGACATTTCAAAAGCGGTGCGAATCTTATCCACGTTAATAGGTTTACTGAATGAAGAAACCATCGTAATCGTTGTCAATTTAATCCACGAAGGTTGGATATGCTCTGGATACTTACCCCTGAATTCATCGAGCGTTAGAAGATATGAAAACGTGTTGTTCGCGATTGATGAAAACATTTTACATGGTTTTACACGTGCCGTGTTTTGACTTAAGTTAAAAAATACATCGTATTATTAAGAAGATGCCGTGTGAGAATTGTAAAAAGAAGTGTGGAATTCCGATTGACTGTGCATATTGTGATGGTAAATTTTGTCCTAAATGTATTCAACTCGAAAAACATACATGTCCTGGTATTGATGTTAAAAAGGCAAAAGATTTAAGTAATTTAGAGAAAAAGATTGCTTTTAAGCCAGAGTGTAAATATGCCTTCCTTCGTTAAAGAAGCACACGTTTTTAGGAACATAAAAACAGGCGCTCCGTGTATCGAAATAAAATATACAACGTATCGCGAAGGTGAGGGATATGTTAATTTAGCCGAACGTTTCGATGCTTCTCCAGTGGGTGGATGGACTGATTTAATATATAAGCGTGAGATTTTACGTTACGAAGAGTTTCTAAACACAAAAGTTGAAAAAACGATGACTACCAGGAGGTCTATGGCTGTCATCGAATTGGATAATGTTTTATGTGAAAATAAAAATATATTCTCACTCATCCGTGTCATGAATGCTATTAAAATTTTAGATCCAACATTTGTTCCACCTATCATAAATATTCGATGCGCATGGCAAAAGAATTTTGTAAAGGAAGTGTGTATGTACACATTTCCGGATATTATTCACAACTGTAGAAATGAATTTCGTCTCGAAAAACTTTTTAACGTCTTACAAACGATAGAGTCAGAATTATAGATACCAAAAGGACTATAGTTAACATATCGAGTGTTTTCATTTCACTTACCATCAATCTAAGCGACTTTTTATTTGTATTATCAACACCCATATCTATATTTCTTCCTGGATAAAGAGGTCTAGATAAGGGACATGTCTGATCAGACGGGCGACACATATCGATAGTTTTGTCACCAGACGTTATACCATACTGGCATATATGAGGTTCTTCTACCCTGTGAACATCAATATCAATACCCTCTTTAAATTCTTGGAACGGATGGGGTTTGCCAACAGCACCAGGCAATGAAAAATCACGCTGAACGAAAGGATTCACATCGTTGATAGTGTCTTCGTCACTGATCATATGCTTACTCATTTCTATACTATGACGATATATATTTTTTATGTGCCATCTTTTTTCCATGCTCGTCCCACATCTTATCGAGATCAATATTCAACATGTGTGCGAGTTGAAAAAGATAACTAAATACATCACCCATCTCCATCATGATGTCGACACCTTTATCTTTTTTCATGTTCGTCTTCTTGAACGTTTTCTTCGATTGTCGTATAGCTGACGCGAGTTCTCCAAATTCCTCAGAAAGAAGAAGCCATACAGTATTGATTTCAGCACGGTCCCACCCCTTCATTTTACACACTTTCTCTGTTTCTGCTTTGTAATAGTTTAATGACGCCATCTTAAAATATATACAACTCTAAGCTTTAAACGCCAATTTTATCACTTTTATCCATCTTCATTCCATATGTACTTGTATTCGCAGGAGGTGTTGGAGGTATAGCCATTGTATCTATGTCTCGCATATACCCCATAAACTGAGATACACCCGATTGAATTTGAGACAGTGCAGTTTTAATCACCATTCCATTCATGAACTTTACCTGCTCATTTACATTTGTCCCGTGATTACCAGCATTGTTGATAAACACAGCTCGCATGATAGCAAACATGTCATCCTTATTTTGGTAATCGATCGCTACACCCGTCTTATCTTTGAACGACTGACGAACGGCGCGCTGAAGTAAATTGGTATTATAATCAGAAAAGAATAAGGTGTTCAGTGGCGTTGGTGTCTGCTTGATAGAATTCAGGTGAAGTCTGTCACACATTTAATATAATCCAGGAAAAAAAGTATATGTAAATATTAAATGATCGCCGCCGCTGACTTCGATGAAGCTTACGGTACCAAACCATGCAACTATGAAAAGCCCATCTGTGATGCTCCTAACTGCTTCGTAGCATCCTACCCTCCTGTATCCAAACCCGGTGTAGAAGGTTCTTTCTTCGTTAACACGAGTTTCCTTCAGCCCAATCGTTATGCCGAAACCGCCGGCCCCGTACCCGTTCGTAGCGTTGATTTTAAATGTTAATTAAAAAATACACCTGTAATACTAATAGTATGAGAGTCATCAAACGGTCCGGTCATGTTGAAGACGTCAAATTTGATAAGGTCACCAACAGGATCTCCAAACTACGATACAATTTATCCGACAACGTGGACGCTTCTCTTATCGCGAAGCAAGTGTTTTCATCTATGTATGACAACATCACGACCCATGAAATTGACACTCTTTCTGCCGAAATCTGTATTGGTATGATCACGAGTGACCCCGATTACGAAATTCTCGCCACGCGCATCGTGGCCAGTAATATTCAGAAGACTGCACCCAAGACTTTTTCCAGTGCCATGTCCATTCTATACGAAGCTGGTATTGTAACCAGGGGAGTGTATGACATGTCCAAAAAATTGAACGAAAACATTAATCACGAGAAAGATTTCGACTTTGGATATTTTGGCCTGAAGACACTCGAACGTGGATATCTTCAGCGCGTTAAAGACGTGATCATCGAAACACCACAGTATCTTTACATGCGTGTAGCTATCGGTATACACGGAGATGACACGGATTCCATCGTCGAGACATACAACGCCATGTCAAATGGATCGTTTATTCACGCGACACCAACCCTGTTCAATGCTGGTACACATAAACCCCAGATGTCGTCATGCTTCCTCGTCGCGAACAAAGCTGACAGTATCGATGGAATTTATGATACACTCAAAGAGTGTGCTCAAATCAGTAAATGGGCCGGTGGTATTGGTCTTCATATTCACGATATTCGTGCCAATAATTCTATGATCAGGGGAACGAACGGTCAATCAGATGGAATTATTCCCATGCTTCGCGTCTATAACGCTACCGCGAGATACGTTAATCAGGCGGGGAGACGCAAGGGATCGATCGCCATGTACATCGAACCATGGCACGCAGACATCATGGATTTTTTGGATATTCGCCTTAATCAGGGCGATGAAGAAGCGCGTTGTCGTGACCTGTTCTCGGCTCTATGGGTTCCGGATCTTTTCATGAAACGCGTGGAAGAAGGTGGTAACTGGTCTCTGTTCTGCCCCGATAAGGCTCCTGGTCTTTCGGACGTATACGGTGATGAATTCGAATCACTCTACACTAGATATGAAGCTGAAGGTCTCGCGAATGAGACCATCCCAGCTCTTGATGTTTGGAAAGCTATCATCAAGTCACAGAGTGAAACCGGAACGCCTTATATGTTATACAAAGATTCGTGTAACAAGAAATCGAATCAAAAGAATGTCGGTATCATCAAGTCTTCTAATCTCTGTAGTGAAATTATCGAGTATTCGGATGACAAGGAAACAGCCGTATGTAATCTTTCGTCCATCGCCATTCCTTCGTGTGTAGATGTCGACACGAAAACGTTCAACTATGCAAAGTTACACGGTCTTACGAAAATGATCACTCGCAACTTGAACCGTGTAATCGACAGGAACTTTTATCCGACCGAAAATGCGAAACGTTCTAATTTTAGACACAGACCAATCGGTATTGGTGTACAAGGATTGGCCGACGTGTTTATTATGTGCGGAATGGCGTTTGGTTCAGAAGAATCTCGTAACATGAATGCTTACATTTTTGAGACTATGTATCACGCCGCACTCGAAGCAAGTTGCGAACTTGCTGAATTGTATGGACCGTATGAAACGTTCGAAGGTTCACCAGCAAGTAAAGGTATCTTACAGTTCGACATGTGGGACAGACAGCCGAGATTCAGTGGTATGTACGACTGGACAGCTATGCGTGAACGTGTAAAGAAGGGTATTCGTAATAGTCTATTTATGGCACCAATGCCCACTGCCAGTACTTCTCAAATTTTGGGTAATAACGAGTGTTTTGAGCCGTACACCACCAACATTTATCTCAGGCGCACACTCGCCGGTGAGTTTGTTGTCGTTAATAAGCACCTCGTAAAAGAACTACAGGGTATCGGTCTGTGGTCGAAGGAGATGAAAGATTTGATGATTAAGGCTGGTGGTTCTATTCAAAATATCACTGATATTCCCGACCATATCAAGGAACTTTATAAGACTGTATGGGAAATCAGTCAAAAAGTCATTATCGACATGGCGGCTGACAGGGGTGTGTTTATTGATCAGAGTCAGAGTATGAACCTTTTCATCGAAAACCCTACCCTTTCTAAACTTTCATCGATGCACATGTACGCATGGAAATCGGGTCTGAAGACTGGTATGTATTATTTACGAAGTAAAGCAAAGGCTCGTCCAATCCAATTTAGTCTTGAAGCGGAATGTACTGCCTGTTCAGCTTAAAGTTTTAATCATATATATACCCAGATGGCTAAATTTCATACACTAGTCGAGAATCTAGATATTTTGGAATACGATGGACGTAAAATTTCACTTTCGACTAAAGATGGTAAAACTGTCCGTGTTCAAATTCCAAGAATGTATATGCCCTTTGGTATATCTGGATTTATGCCCGAAGTTGGAAACACAAAATGGAACATCGACTTTTCCATGAAAGGATACGACGAAGATGGAAACTATGTAAAGGCGTTTTATGAAATACTTCAACTCGCGGAAAAAACCATTATTCAGGCGGTGAGTAATCAAAGTCAGAATATTTTTGGAAAACAGATGAGTGTAGATGAACTTTTACCGATGTTTAACTCTAACATCAAACATTCACCCGATAGGGAACCGAAATTCCGTGTTAAGGTAGACGCAACATCTGATGGAGTAATCAAACCGGGTATTTTTAATAACGAAAAGAAGCATTTGAAAGATTTGGTATCTGATAAATTGTACGCACGTAATTCTGGCGTGGGTATAATCGAAATGAACAGTGTCTATTTCCTAAACAGAAAGTTTGGCGTCACCTGGAAGTTGCATCAACTTGTTGTGCATGAGCCACAACAACTTAAGGGTTTCCAGTTTGTACTGTGATTTATTTTTTAGACGATGTGAGAATTTTATATATCATCTGAGCTTCTTTTAATAGTTTACCTTTTACAATCGTAAAATCATTAGGATTAATATTCAATTTAATTTTTGCTACACGCACAGCTTCGTCCCACTTAGCAAGCGTCATTATATACTTTACTTTTTCATTTTTTTTATGAGTTTCTTGTACGCCGCCGTCCCAGCTTTGGGTTGAGCCTTGAATGTACCAGTCTTAGGTTTGAATACCTTAACCATAGCCTTACTCCCTTCCGCTTTCATGCGCTTGATAGCGGCTTTGGACGCAGCTTTACTTTTGATACTACCGTTCTCATCCTGTACGAGATCCTTCTTAACGAGACCACCAGCCGTCGAATCCGCAGTTCCGTGGAAAACTTGAGCGCGTGTTCCAATCATGTTATTATAATATATCAACGGAAAATTTTCCTGATGGCGTCAATAGATTTTTCTTGTTTTGTGGGGATTTGAAACTCGATACTTTTATCGTTAAGTACTTCCGCACACAACATAGATTTATGTCCTTGTAACGACATCATCGCGAGATCCACACTGCGATATTTAATCGTATCACTGTACACAAACTTTTTTACAAATACTTCATTCCTTTGTCCAGATCTGTGACATCTTCCAATAGCCTGTAACTCTGTAGAAGGATTCCACGATGGAGACATGATATAAACCCTGGTGGCACACTGAATGTTTAAACCTTGACCACCACATTTAATCTGAACAACCAAAACACTACCCGGTGAAGATTTTTCAAACAGTTTCAATCTCGCGTGTCGCTCATCTTTGTTGACCGATCCATCGATGCGAAATGTCTCACGGTTTAAAATGGTTTCAATATGATCCATTTCACCTTTATATTGACAAAAGATGATGGTTTTTTCACTTGGATGAGAAGATATACTCTCCATCAACGTATCCATCTTAGCTGAACGACCTCCCCATACTACGGGTGTTTGTTCTTCTTTCTTTGCGACACCATCCAGATATAATTGTGGCCAAATCATCACTTGCCTGACACGTAACAAACATTCGAGAATATGCATATTTCTTGATTCGATAGACGTACACGTTCTCATGATGTCTGAGATCCTGTGTTGAGAATCTTCAAACGCCTCTTCGTACATTTTCTTCTCATCTTGATACATTTCAAGTTCCACATTTTCGAAATGACAATACGGAAGAGAAAGAGAGCTGTCGGCTTTGGTGCGTCTCAAAATGTATATATCTTTAATTTCCTTATGCATACCCTGTACCACATTTTTCGAAAATCCCAAAAATGCACATAAAGATACGAAATCTTCCATTGAATTGAAAATAGGCGTTCCAGTTACCAGCCATCTGATATCCACGTCAAATTTATTAACAGCTTTAAATGTTCTCGTCTGACGATTTCGAATTTCATGTGCTTCGTCGAGAACAATACGATCCCACTTCGCGTGGTGTAAAATAGAATTTTTAGAATGAACAATGCTGTACGGACACACGACGATATCCGAACGAACAAGGTCGTACACATTTTTTGTTTTATCGGGACCGTCATAAATAAGAACAGAGAGACCGGGTGCGAATTTTGTGATTTCTGTATTCCATTGAGTAACAATACTTTTGGGAACGACAATCAGAGTACGGGGTTTGGGGTTTTTCAAAATAGTGGCTATGATCTGAACAGTTTTACCCAGACCCATTTCGTCACATAAAAATCCACCTTTTGGACCCGAAGTCTGATTCTCCATAGCCAGCATCCATTTTACACCATCTTCTTGGTAAGGTGTATATAGTTTGGCGTTAAGATGATATTTCATTTCGATGATTTTTATTATAGAATCTATTCACTTAGGTATAAATTTCTGTAAGGAAACGATGACAGAAACAATTCTAATCACCCCGGCGAGTAATTCAGTTTCTACCATCATGTTACAAATTTGTTGAATATGGTCATATGTCATGACTGGATTATTAATAATTTCAACAATGTAAGGAGAGACGCGAGTCGATATGGTTTTATTACCATGCTTTTTTCCTATATATAAAAATCGTTTACCTATGATGGTTGACATTTTAGCCAAACGTAAAATGCCAATACCCATCTATATTATTCACTAATATAATCATCTTCTTTATCTGAAATTATTTCACATACTGGCTCTGGTCGTTCTTTCTTGGTACGAGTTTTCTTTGGTGGTGGGGGTTCAATTCCATACTCCCGATGATATAAAACCTTTTGCCAAAAGTCTCTCATTATAGGAAAATTTGTGGTCCACCACTCCGGGTCTCGCTTGACGTTAACAACTTCAAATTCTTCTGGTTTAGGCCAATTGGTTTCAGCTGGTTTATATTGAATAAAGTCGGCTTCGTCTAAATCTAAAATTTCCATACACAGTTGAAGCTGTGGCATATAATGTTCGGGAACTTCACCTGGAATAATCTGTCTCTGGGGAGGACATTTAATTTCTACAAGTTTACCAGATTCGGAAACACCATCCGGACTACCCCCCAACCATGGGTGAAGTGGATGGGGAACCAATCCGATTTCGTGAACAACTTCATTGTATCTTTGTTCGTACAAAATACGAGCTTCATCTTCATATAGTTCACCATGTCTTGTTGCTTCATTACCCATAAATTTTTCACCAAGTCCACACTTTTTTAAAAGAAGTTTGTGAGGTGTTTCGTATTTGTTTACACCGATTGCCGTGGCCGCATCACTCGCAGTAAGCATATTACTTCGAAGTTCCAACCACTCTTCCGATTTTTGGGGTGCATATTTCCTGGTGATAAGGTTTCTCACTTTCTCCAACATTACTTGATTTGCCCTCTAAATGTTTAAGTACTATGCGAATGTGTTTTTGAGAATATATTTTATTTTTACTTTTTCTATCGTTTTTAGTAACACGCTTCTTGTATTCATACTCTTTCATTTTTGATAATGAGTATTTGTGTAAGTCTTCTTAGGTGGATAAAAGAACGCTTTCGCGGCGTTCTGTTCGGCTTGCTTTTTATTTTTAGCAAAACCATGTCCAATACAAACACCCGTGACGTATACATTGATGTAAAAAATTCCATTGTCATGTGAGACAATTGAATATACGGGAAGTTCTAAACCGTTCGATTGACAGTAACGCATGAGATGGTCTTTATAGTTATCATCAACCATAATTGACTGAAGATTGACGTATTTGGGGTCGTTATAAATGCGCAAAATAAACTCTTTCGCGTGTAATAGTCCCATATCCATGTAAATAGCACCCACGAGAGCTTCAAATGCATCTTCTAAAATTTTAGGATTGTGATTCCATTGATTTCTCATACCCTTTTCATCCATTTGAATCCACGTGTATAATCCAAGTCGTGTAGCGATCGCCGCCAACGTTTCTCCGCGTACGAGCTTAGTTCTAGCCTTTGTTAAAAACCCCTCCTGTCTATTCTCATATTTGTCATACAAGAACTTTGTGATGACAAACCCGAGTACAGAATCACCTATAAACTCGAGCGTTTCAAAAGAACCGCTCAGTTCTTCATTTTCTTTTAACGCGGATTTATGTGTAAATGCTTTTTGGTACAAATCTAAATTAGAAATTTTTGTACCAACAAGGGTTTCGACGGATACACGGTCGATAATCATTTATATGTATATGTTTTTATTTTTTAAGCAGATTTCTCAATCTTAGTGTAGTGAGGGCTCAAATACTTCTGCAGATTCAGGAACGTAATCTGAACGTCGGCGGGAGGCTCGAGAAGATCTCGGAGCTTCTGATCGAGAACTAGAACGCGACCGTTGTCGGGGTGCTTGAGACCCTTGTCCTTGACGTACTTGTTGATCGCCTTGGTTACGGTGCTACGAGAAACGGTGGCACCCTCGGGAAGCTCGAGAAAAGCGCGAAGCTTATCGGAGATCTTCTGCTCACGGTTAAAACCGTTGTTCTTAGCGCGGTTAGCAGACTTTTCACCGTTAGGGTCGTCCTGCTTTGCCTTGATCTTACGGACAATCTTACTCAGAGACTTGATGTCAGAGCGGAGAGCGGCAAGTTCGGTTTGAATAGTTTCAAGAGACATTATATCTTAGGTACGTTTTTCATCTTTAAGTACGTTCTACCAGGAGACGCGGTGATTATAAAAATGTCAATCTATAGTAATGGATGGGAAACTTTATTCTAAACCAACTATCGAAAGGTTTATGAATGATAATTTATTTTTCAAAGATGCTAAATTGAAAAAATATTTTGAAAGAGATGAACAGCGTGATTTACAAAAATTCAGAAAACGTGTTCATGAAAAATTCACTAACAAATCATTTGAAAAGATGGTATATGTATTTGTTACCGACTCTACGAGAGATATAATTCTTGATACGATCGGTGAACTCACTGAATTTTTGAAAAATATGGGTGATCTTATCGTAAGTGGGGGTGAAGCGTTCAATATGTACATGTTATATGACGAACGTATCGTGACCAGTGATATAGACGCCAAGTTTGTGCCTCGCATCAGGTACGACGCAAAATATTTCGGAAAACTTCAAGCGATTAAACTAATATTATGGAATAAACTAGGTCAACTCGCACAAAAATTGAGTTCTAGAATAAAAACGCGTATCCTTTCCATGGACCGTAAACTTATCAAGTATCTTGGTATTGGATTTAAACAGAAGGGTCCGTATGTCACGCGGCGATATTCACTGATAAAAAAGAATAAAACCCGCAATAACAATAATCCAGGTAAAGGTGACGTTTTCATAGATGTAGAGTTGTTTACTCTTGACCTAAAACTGCGTTATTATTCGATCGAAACGGGAAAGATTGAAGACAAAAACATAGGAGGATTACTTGATATTCCTTTTATGCGTCCAAAAGAGTTTGGATATGAAGTTATGAAAACTGTAAAGCGTGGTGTAACATATAGAAATGTCAAAACAAACCGAGTCGTCATAAATAAAAAAATTCTTGTCGCGAGTAAAGAGTTTTTGATAGAAGATATATTATTGATGCACACACTAAAGTTGCGACCAGAGAAAAAGGAAAAAGATCGTCAAAGACTTATACGTCTCGCACGTACGTATGATAAGCGTATTAAATCTAACGATTCAATAGACGTTATTTTTGGGTACATCAGAAACAAGATAAAACGTAAATCTTATCCCAGGACAATCAAACATAAAAATGTATCCATGACCGCAGCACTCAAGGTAAATCCCTATAAATACAAAGTGTACACGACAGAACCGTCGCGTGAACGCCTGTCTAAACATATTGTGCATGGTGTAAATCCAGTAACGAAAAACACTATCGTAGAAGGGTTTCAAAAAACTAACGGTAATCAACGTTTCGATCTACAGAATTTAAAGTGGAAAAAAGTTACTAATAATTCTTACGTAAAGAACGAGATTAATATGAGACCAACAGAACCACAGAAAATACCAAATACGTTAAATGTTCAGGAGACATTATACGGATTTAAACCCAGGCGCGATGGCTGGGTTCCCAAACCACTTTTACAACGTTCAGCTGCTATTCCATTCATAGGTTTAAAGAATTAACGCGTACACAGTTTATAAAATGATTTACGACACCGTTACTAAGGGTGAGGACGGCCTTTACCATGTGCGCACATTTACAGATGAACGTAAGAAGGTATTCGTACAGTTGAATAATGTCAGGGTCGTCGATGTCTCGGAAGATCTCGCGTTTGAGCCTGCCGATTTCACCAAGGTTGACGCTATTCATGACCTAAACATCCAGAACGCGGTCGAAAATGGTGAAATTTGGTTTGGGCGTAAGGTAACTGATAAAACCATCAAGAGTGCTTATATTCGTGACGACACCATCTCAGCGGAACGCATTGGAAACACCAAGGTGTTTAACGCTGATAAGGAGGTTGTAGATTTTGAAACCATCGAAGTTGGTTCCGAGTGTTCCGTCATCGTAGAATTTTCTGGCTTGTGGTTTGCTAAGAAGGCTTTCGGTCCCGCGTGGAATATTGTCCAGGTGAAGATCAACAGGCCAAACGAGCCCGAGCCCGAGCCTGAAAAGTTTGATGAGACGTATCCAGACGATTATATGTTCGAGGACGATCAGTAAAAAAAATTTGTACACAGTATATAAAGATGTTTAAGAAGATTTCCCCACGCCAAGTAATTATGGTTGTTGCCGTTGCTGTGGTGATTTTCCTCCTCTTCCGCCAAACTCGCACCTCCACGTACTCTGTTGAGAACAAGATGGGTGCGACCACCACCGATGCCGCGCCCGTTGAATCTGGTGCCGGTTGCGAGATGAAGGCTGGTACTGGTCTCGCTTCCTCTCTCCTTCCCCGTGAAGTCGCCTCCCAGGAGGATTTCGGTGAGTTCGCTCCCGAAGATATCCTTGCCGGTCAGAACTTCCTCGACCCCCGCGACCAGATCGGTATTCCCGAGACCACCGGTGGTGCTCTTCGTAACGCCAACCAGCAGATCCGCGCCGAGCCTCCTAACAGCAAGGAAGCTTTCGTGTGGAACAACTCCACAATCGCCCCCGATAGCATGCAGCGCCCTCTCAATTAATAACTTAAAGGTAATTAGTCTATTTAATACACATGTCTAACATTTCCACCGACGATCTCACTATCAGCGTCTCTAAACTGGTTGAATTAAATCAGCAGATTAAAGAAGCACGATCAGATATTAAAGTCCTTTCTCAAGCAGAAAAGGCACTTAAGTTACACATCAAAAAGTTGATGGTAGATAACGGACTTGACGTCATCAATACCAAAACTGGTAAAATTGCCGTCAAGAAAAGTGTCAGGAAGGTTGGTTTAAATAAAGAGTCGATCAAGGACGGTCTTTCTGTGTTCTTCGAAGGTAACGAAGCTCAGGCGGAAACAGCCTTAAAGGTTATCATCGATAGTCTACCAACAAAGGAAACATCCACCATTTCAATTACTGGATCTAAACCCAAAAAGGAATAATGGTCTGGAATCAATATGTATATGAAGCTACAAACGGCTTTGAAGTTGAATACCCAAGTGATGGGGAATACGATCCACAAGAGTATGAACCTCTTCACATCGACGATTGGCGTGATTTTCAACACGAACATCTCCAGTATATGTGGGGGTTACTACGTCAATATTTATACGATGCGGGATATCCAGCGGGTATCATGAGACATGCAACGTTTGAAGATTTCATTCGTTTTATTCATTACTTCTCGGATTAATCATTAGAAATAATATTGTAATATATAAATGCTCCCTCTTCTCACTTCTCAGAAAGTCGCCATTCCCGCCACCCTCTTCCTCGCTCTTAGCCCCGGTATGCTACTCAAGACGAACGGTTCGAACATTTCTTTCAAGAACGTCAGCACAGATCGCATGTCCGTTTTCTTCCACGGTCTCGTGTTTTTCTTGGTATATTCGGTCGTAGCCAAGTCGATGGGACTTGTTCTTACGAGGAACGATCTTCTTGTATCGACGACCCTCTTCCTCGCTCTAAGCCCTGGTATGCTTTTGACAATCCCCCCGGGTGAGGTGATGTCTGGCAAAACTTCTCGTCCCGCTATTCTCACGCACGCCGTCGTTTTCGCGGTTGTGTTCGCTCTTTTACGAAAGCAATTTCCTCAGTTCTATTAAGTGACCGGTCATGGAATATCTCATTTTAGGTCCAGGATCCATGGGAATTTATTCTCTACTTGGATATCTAAAAAAACATGAATCCGAACTCACAAATATTAAAGAAATATCTGGTTCATCAGCTGGTGCTATTTTAGGTGTGTGTTTAGCCTTAAAAATACCTTTAGATGATGTTCTTGACAAGATTCTTACAATAAACCTAGTTAAAATTACCAAATTTAAACTACGGTGTTTCTTATCGAAATATGGTTTAATAGACATGAAACCTGTTCGAGAAGCTCTCGTCGATTTATATGGGTGTGATCCAACATTTAGCGAATTATACAAAAAGATATACATATCAGCATACTGCCTAAATAGGGGACGCACGGAATATTTTTCAGTAGATACACATCCAAATATGAAAGTTGTAGATGCTGTGTGTATGAGTATTTCGATACCGTTAATCGCATCATCAATAACTTATGAAGATATGATTTATGTTGATGGGTGTACAAAAGAACGCATACCCGTCACACCGTTCATAGGTAAACGTAAAGATAAAATAATGTGTGTGATGTTAAAAAGACGTTCACGCCATTTCGAAAAAATTGAAGACTTCAAGGGATTCATGCGTGCGATGTTGTCAACTATTCTTCACGTGTCTGACGTAGATACTAAAGATTTCGGTTCGTGTGTGGAAATTGATACACAAGACTATGATCTTTATTCATTCGGTATGTCATATGACGATAAACTAAGATTGTTTATGTTGGGTGTGGAGAGTTAATTTTTTTTGTGATGATATAACAAGATGGACGTCTGTGATCCTGACGCAAAAATGAAAAATATCAGGAAGCTGATAAAACTTCACACCGGGCGAAGTGTGAAGTTATCTCGAGACAAGACGTGTGATATCATACGGGATACTAAGAGTGGTAATTTACCGCTACCACCATTAGTGCTTACGCGCGACAAAAAATATTTACTAGATGATAAATCTCCACTTAAACAGAAAGATTACGAATTATTATTTCGATCCGACACTAAATCGAGTGTCATGAAAAGACTCGCGAAAAAGGTTGGACTTGTTGAAGTTGATAAAACTAAAGTAGAATTAAAACGTGCTATAGGTCGACGTCTTGCGAGTATGAACGTGCGAGAACCCATACTTTTACCCGGTGGTCGCCGAGGAAAACGTGTCACATTCTCGAATGAAATAGAGGAAAACATAAAATCGGATAGTGAATCCGAAATAGAAACAAACGAAAACAATTCTGAGAGGAACGTGAACGCGAACACGCGTGAAAATAATTCTGCGAGGAACGCGAACGCGAACACGCGTGAAAATAATTCTGCGAGGAACGCGAACGCGAACACGCGTGAAAATAATTCTGCGAGGAACGCGAACGCGAATACGAATACGCGCAAAAACAATTCTACGAGGAACGCGAGCACGAATGTACCTCGAAATGCACTCGTTTCAAACAAAGAACTACGTTCCACTTTAGCTAAAAAGCGACACATGGATCGTTTGAAAGCCCTCTCGAAAGTTAAAACATCTTCGGGTTCTGTTTCTTCTAGTGCAAATACACGAGTAGTTGAAAATACACAAAGAAAAGTTATCAACGCACAGAAAGCGGTCAGGAATGCCGAAAGAGAAACTAGACTTAGAGTACACGAAGCCGAAACACGTGGTACTTTACAGCGCCGACGCGCGAGACGTATCATGGAAAATACTATACGAAGATCGCGCATAGAAACAAACAATGCTCTTAACAGGGCTAGACGAGAACGGCGAGAACGTAATATATTAAATAGAGATGCTCGTAAAGCTGAGCGCGAATTGTATAGAGAACGTGAAATGGCCTTGAGATATAAGAGAGATTTTCAAAACATTCGTAAACAAGAAAAGAAACTTCGTGAAAATTTAAACAGGCAAATTTCTATGACAGAAAATCAGATCAGCACCATAAAAGCGGACACACGAAAAATGATAACAAAACAAAAGGTTGTGTCTGGTCTCAAATCACTAGCAGCAAAAAAACAAATCGACGAGGCTGTAAAAAGTGCTGAAAATTTACAAAAATCATTGAATAACACGAAACAAAACCTGGAAAAAACAAGGTTTGAACAAGAAAGTGCGATTAAACAAGTAAAAGAACTCGAAGAAAAACTTAAGAGTTCAGTAAACGTTAACAGTCAGGTAAAATTAAGAAAAGAATTAGAAAATGCTAAATCTAAAATAGCAAATTTAGAAGAACGACAAAAGACTGCCGCGTCCAATTTACAAACCGAAGCAAAAAAATTCGATTTCTTAAAAATGAAATACGAAGCTGCAAAAACACAGATGAACACAAATGCGCTTGCGATCAAAAAAGTTGCAGAAAATAGAAATGCCGCGATCGCCGCTGCGTCGGAAAAGGCAAAGGCTGAGTTAAATGAAATCAGACGTGATAAAGAAAAGGCCCTCGAAGAAGCGGCGGCTAACAAAGCGAAAGCTATAGAAGAAGCCAAAACCGCCGCAAAGGAAGCGACAATGGCGAGTACCCAGAGAGAACGAAACCAGGCGAAACGAAACATCGAAAACGCACAAGCCAAAATTAGAGCTGCAAATGCTAACAAAGCACAAGCACTCGCCGATGCTAAAGTTGAGCGTAATGCCGCACTCGCTGCCGCTAAAAAGAGTGAAAACGAAGCTCGTAAAGCTCTCGTGGCAAGTAGATTTCAATCAGCGGCTCAAAAAGCCAGGGCTGATCAGGCTTTGAAAAAAGCTATGGAAGAAGCGGTGACCAACAAACAGAAAGCTATAGAAGAAGCCAAAAACGCAGCAAAGGAAGCGACAATGGCGAGTACCCAGAGAGAACGAAACCAGGCGAAACGAAACATCGAAAACGCACAAGCCAAAATTAGAGCTGCAAATGTTAACAAAGCACAAGCACTCGCTGCCGCTAAAAAGAGTGAAAACGAAGCTCGTAAAGCTCTCGTGGCAAGTAGATTTCAATCGGCGGCTCAAAAAGCCAGGGCTGATCAGGCTTTGAAAAATGCCGAAGAAAAACGTTTAAGAAATATATCTGCTCAAAAAATTCAAAATGCTATTCGAGCTAGAAAAGCTCGAGAAAATGAGATGCGTCGCGTCAAAGCTGAAAGTGACGCGAAGACTGCTCAGGCTTTGAAAAATGCCGAAGAAAAACGTTTAAAAAATATATCCGCTCAAAAAATTCAAAATGCTATTCGAGCTAGAAAAGCTCGAGAAAATGAGATGCGTCGTGTAAGAGAAGATGCTAAAAGAAAAATACAAAACGCCCAGAGACGATCTACAATAGATAAACCAAATGCGCGTGGAAATACGTTACAGAAAAAAGAAACGACTAACCTTAAAAATAGAGAAAACAGGGAACGTAGACAGAAAGAGATACAGTTACAGAAACAGAAAAATGCCTTGGAGGTACAGGAAAGGGAAAAGAAAGAACGTGAGAAAAAAATGATAGAATTAAAAGCGGCGGCTAATGCGAAAGCTGCTGAAAATGCGAAAATTGCCGCTGAAGCGAGAGAAATGGAACGAAAAAAACGGAATTTTGATATTCGTCTCTCAAAAGAATCTATTCTTACAAATAACAATAAAACTGAACTAAGGGCTCGTGGTACGTTTAACGTTAGGAATATTGAACAAATAAAACGCGTGAGGATGGCGAATACTGCGAAAAAAATGGAAATGGAGAAAAAAAGAAGAGAACAAGATAAACAGCGTGAACAAAGAAAAAAGGCACTTTTGAATGTTGAAAAACAACTTGAAAGAGCGACCAACCTTACAAAAGGTAATAAAGATGAACTAAAAAAACGATTTTTTAGGGGTGAGTTGAAACCAGATGATATTGGAAAGCGACGAGAACAAAGAAGATTCGAAAAATATGTACAAAATGCAACCCTTCTTCCTCCCACGCGAAAAAAGACTTATATGGAGGATATTAGAAAACCGGGTACAAATCTTCAAAGTCTTCGTGCGCTTTTAAACGCTGAAATTAGACTACGATCTAAACGTTCCAACTCGAAACCCGTTATGAAAAACAATCCATTATTTCAACCAAACATGAAAAACAACCCATTATTTCAACCAAATATGAAAAACAATCCCGTTTTATCGTTGAAACGAGAATTACACGATCTCATAGAAATAAAATTCCCTATGGACTCAGACGGATGTAAAAGAGGAAAGTTGAATTTACATAAGATTGTAAAAAACGCGAACACGAAACAAGAACTCGAAGATTTGAAAAAACCAACATCTGCATTTATGAAGTCAATTACTAGACGAGAAAGGCAGGGGTGGTGTCAAGAAAGACCTAAGTGGAGATGATATTTTAAAATTTATATAAACGAAATGGATATCGACGACGACTGTACCGTGATTACCGACATGCCTCTCAGCGACGAGGTTGTCGATTTCATCGAACAGGGAATCAAGTCTGAACAAGATTTTGGTGATTGGTGTGAAGAAAACATTTTCGAACTTTCTGAAATTTACCTGAAATACCGCGGATTTAAAGATTCACACACAGACGCACAACACGTTTTATTCTTTACACGAACAATCTACGAACGAGATGACGCGTTGGAAATGATCAGAACTTTTGTGACGTGTCAGTGAATATTTCTTCGTATATTACATGAATACGTCACTGACACCCCAAAAACGCGAATTTTTAAAATTGTTAACACCGACACTTAAAAAATTATTTTCGGAGAACGTAAACCGTCGTGACGATGACGATATAGAAAAATTTATTTATAAACAAATACTCATTGATAATAAAACATTTTCAGTTTCCAAGTATAACTTTTGTATAGATAAATTGAGTGACATGTTCGTCATTCAAATGTATACATATTTAGAATCTATAGGTATTCCCTTGTCCACATTACATCACGAAGCGCGTTTAAATCCAATACTACTCAATCGTTATGAACTCGAACTACACACATTAATGTCCGAACATGAAATTGAAACAATCAATGATATTGTACTTTTTTAATTTAAAGATTTTATACGTTCTTTAATAATGGAATGTTGCGATGTTTGTTGTGAAAAATTAAATAAAACAAAACACAAAAAGGTGGAGTGTCCTTTTTGTGATCTAGTTACATGTAGAACGTGTACACAGAAATACATTCTATCACTATCCGACGACCCTCATTGTATGAAATGTAAAAATGAACACAGTCGTGAATTCATAGACACGTTTTGTACAGTTTTATTTCGTACGCGTGATCTTAAAAATCATAGAGAAAATATACTATTCGAACGAGAACGAGCGCGTATGCCAGAAACGCAAGTATACGTCGTAAGAGAACTGGAAATGCGAAAGATTCGAGTATCCTATGTGTATCTAGCTTTCATGTTGTCACGTGTTCATGGTTCTATTCACGTACCCGAAGTGGCGAAAGATGTTTTATATGACACTTTGCGTGAAAACTTGGCAACATTATATAGGGATATGCGTGAGTTGACCACGAACGAACCAATAGTTGAGATTGGACAGAATATGTTCACACAAAAGTGTCCAGGTGAAGAATGTAGAGGGTTTTTATCCGATGACTGGAAATGTGGAATATGTAAAAAGGTATTCTGTAAGAAATGTCACGAAGAAGATGTCCATGGACATGTATGTGATAAAGATACCGTAAAAACTATAAAGTTATTGAGAAAGGATACGAAACAATGTCCAAAGTGTAACGTGTCCATAACTAAAATAGAAGGTTGCGCACAAATGTGGTGTACTCAATGTCACGTTGCGTTCGATTGGCGAACTGGACGCATCGAAACTGGAAGAATACACAACCCCCACTACTTTGAATTCAAAAAACGAACACGTGAACATGGCGATATTCCGTGTGGTGGGTGTCCGACGTACAATGAACTTAGATCCAACTTAGCCCCACAAACCCTCATAGAAGCCTGTATCGAAGTTCAACGTTTAGATCGAGATATAGCATACAGGTACGGGTATTTATTTGAAGATAATCATTACTTGCGCATGCAATATTTGTTAAACGAAATATCAGAAACAAACATGAAAAGAGAATTACAACGCAGGGATAAATACAATTGTAAAGTACGAGACATCAGAGATATATATAGAATGTATGTCGACACGGTCGGAGACATTCTCAGACAATTCATGTTGAATTCATCAAAAACTGATGAGTATGTTAATGAAATACGCGAACTTACGAAATATACCAACACGGTGATAGATAGAATCAGGTATAGGTATACATCACGAACTCCGTATCATGTATATGTACATTAATCGCTATTAGGTTTTATCGCGTCTAAGATGGATACCGCTGTGTATGCCGTACCAGCACCCTTGACATTTTTTGTAATATAATATATCACACCGGATATCGTAACTATGACACACGCAGCAAATGCGAGTCCTTTCGCGATGAGTTTCACCGGTGGTACGTTAATATCATTAAGGTCGGGATTTTCAGGGTTATAAGATACAGTTACCGTTTCGTCGACCATATACTTATTACCACTCATCACGAATTTAGACCCTGTGTATTCAGTACCATCTACTTCAAATGAGAATGTAAGTTGACATCCATATTCAACTTTTTTACCATTTTTACCCATATTCTGATATTCCTCACAACTCGCTGAAGTAATTTTACCTTCTGTCGTCTCTCCGTATTTAGGTTTACGTGTAAACATGTATCCACTGACAATACACATAACACACGCAATCAATATGGTCACAATCAGTCTTACGAAAGCGATCGACTGTCCAACTTTATTTCCCGTTTTAATGACATTCATATAATATATCTAAATATTATATGTATGCCTTCTTATGTAAACCCGTACCCATTGCTCTTCCATCTGGAAATACTGCCATTCGCGCGCGAGATTGTAGAATTGTAAAACTTACTGCTTATAACGAACGTGAAAATAAAATGGAACTCGAAATATTAAATGCACCCCCCATTGTAATAAACGAAGACATCAAAAATAAGGATGAGTTAGATTGATCAATTTACCATCCTTCTCCAACTTCATAAATATAACTTCTTTACACTCACCACCTTTCATGACCATAGTTGGTTCTCCACACTTTGTTTTAGACGTTTTATTTCTCTCACAGGCGGTTTTTGTTCTTTCTGAAATATTCATATTTTGACTGTATCCTATAAACGTTCGGTCAAGATCATTGGTTTTTATATTTCGAGATTCAACTGTAACTTTCCAACAGTAATCACCAAATTCCCACTGTTTAGATGTGTCCACGGGTGGTGGAGGTTCGGCGAGAAATGCGTTTTGTCTCGATTTTCTTTTTTTGTTACTGACCACATAGAGGGGTGCCAGTAAAAGATTCACGATACCGAACATTATATATTTTACCGTTGTAGTTTTTAATTGACTTAAGTCATCACATAAACTTTATTTTCGTAACAATGAACATCTTCTTTTTATCACTCATACCTCGCGAAATCGCGGAGATGTCGTGTGATCAACACGTCATCAAAATTCAGTTGGAAATTTGTCAAATGATGTATACGGCGTGGTTTTATTCGAATCAGGAAGATTTTGTAATGAAACACGCTCCGTTTACAAAAGACGGATCTCGACGAGGATATAAACCCGCCCATAAAAAGCATCCAATGACCCTGTGGATTTGTTCAAATGTAAAAAATTACCTGTATGCGTGTGAAATTGGAATCGCCTTGAGCGAAGAATATACGCGTAGATTTGGCAAGATTCATACGTGTGCTCAACATCTTCATTGGCTTCGTGATAATATTCCATCTCACTTCGAAGAGCGTCTCAGTGACACGGCATATTATTCGATTCAAGGTATCCCAGAATGTATGCCAGATGAATATAGGTGTCCAGATGTTACAACAGCGTATAAAACGTATTACCTCAAAGATAAACTGTCATTCGCGAGATACAAAACAGAAGTCCCAGAATTTGTGCGCACGAACATAAAGACGTGAACGTATGATAAGTATGAATTTTATCAGACACATGTGTCCACATGGAGAGTATCTGATAAAATGTAAGATATGTAATGGAAGTAAAATATGTATTCATGGTTTAATCAAATCTATGTGTTATACTTGTGTAGAATATGAATTTTGTAATCATAATAAACGAAAAATGAGATGTGGTATATGTAATAATCCATTTTTAAAAATAAAAAAATGGTTCAGCCTTCAACGAGAATCGAACTCGTGACCTTTGGTTTACAAAACCAACGCTCTAACCAACTGAGCTATAAAGGCATAAGCTCCCACCAAGATTCGAACTTGGGGTGGTGGATTCAAAGTCCACAGTGTTAACCAACTACACTATGAGAGCCGGTGTATCTTTCGTCCTGTCTGTGATATTCATATTTTGACTAAATCGATGAATGTCCTGTCGACAACACCATCACTGTCGACGGCTTCAACTGTCGCCTTCCACGAATATGGGTCAAACTTCCATTCATTATTCATATCAATTGGGGGTGGAGGATGATCGAGAAGTGACGAACGTGGTCTATTTGGCTTACTTTTCTAGACACCAGCGGTGTAAACAGAAACTTAAAAACAGTTGACATTAATTTTGTTAAGCTTAGTGCTTTTAAATAAGTTTAATCAAACGTAATATGGTCATTGTGTGCAGGGTTCTGCTCCGCCATCTAAACCTTCAAATCCTAATCCATCCTTCCATACACAGTGTTCTTCCCATGTAGACGCACCGGAGCCGGGGTATGTCTTACCATCTTTCCAGGCTCTATACTCCGCATATATGATTCTCCCCGCACCCTTACCTATTTTCGACTCACGTTCTGAATGTGTTAAACCGTCTGTGCACCCATCTCTACACGCATACATAATCAAAGGAACACTACATGTTCTATCTTGACACTCCCTATTTGCGTGCATTGAATTACAGTAATTTGCATACTGATCACTGGATTCACCTGGGTACACTTCTGTTGGACTAAATGCTTTGATTTCTCCACAAGAAGCGCCTAAATCAACGATCGTTTGTCCACCATCCTTATTCCAATCCACTTGCTCACTTTTTTGTGCAACATCTGGGAGATCCTCGATGGCGACTACTTCTGTCCCATCATCAATAGTCCCAGATGGCTCTGGATAGTGGTCAGACGAAGCTATGGATTCTTTTTCAACATTCACCTGTGTAGCAGATACGGCGGCTGTTCCAACAATGGACAGACACGCCAACACGACAAGTAATACAACTATAATTACAATTACGAGTATCACCTCTTCCATAGTATGGGTGAAGATTTTTTTACAAGATGGAAAATACCCCGTAAGAAACTCTTTCAATCGGGTTCGAACTGATGACCTATAGATTAACAGTCTACCGCTCTACCAACTGAGTTATGAAAGAATGGATCCCCATATTCGAATTGAACGAATGACCCTTGGAACTACAGTCCACTGCTCTCCTAACTGAGCTAAGGGGGGTGGAAGCTCCCACCAAGATTCGAACTTGGGGTGGTGGATTCAAAGTCCACAGTGTTAACCAACTACACTATGAGAGCGTACTTTGTAATAGTATAAAATCTTTAAGCATCTATTTCTCCTCTTGAACGAATTATTTCACGATTTTTTAAATGGAGTTCTTCAACCTCGGCTTTGTTTTGAGCCGCATACGGAACCGCATAACCTTCGTCACACATCCACTTATTCACATTCGTCCAGTTTCCATCCTCGCCGACCCACACTTCCGCGAGAACGCGACCGAACTTACCCCTCGAATCAGCTTCCGGGCACCGAAGTTCAATTTCTATGTCATCCTTTTCTGAAGCGACGGCTTTTAGACACCACTCTTTCAATTTCTTCTTCGAAAGAAGACCGAAAACCTTTTCTTCCTTATCAGACGTTCGAGACTCGGGTGTATCTATACCCAGAAGACGCACGCGTTGTTTTGTGCAAACATCAAACCCAAGGTCGATATTCACATCGATCGTATCGCCATCTACGACTTTTTCTAATGATGAAACACGGTATTTAAAATTACATTCAGGGGCTGTATATGTAGACATTATAATATACTACCTTATTTTTTTATCACATACATATAAATGATACCCGAAATTCCATCCATGGAAGACATAATCACATGGCCGATGACACAGTTGGGTGAACTTTTATTAAATTTTCCGTTTATTGGTGATTTTATAAACACGACGGATGGACCATCCACAACACAACAGCATGCCACGCTGGTATCCAGTATGTTGTGCGCGATGTGTATCGTCTTCATGGGAACGAGGATGCCAACTCCACCCATGATGATGATGGCGTGTTTGTGTTGTAGCTGCTGTTTATCTTCTACGGGTAAACTTGTACAGGATATACAGAAAACTGACGACGAAGAAAGCGCTTAAAAATGTGTGGATATATTATACTATGTTCTGTATCGCAAATTCAAATCATGATACGTATGCGGAACGTTTAAATAAAACGCGGGCGAATGTTTTGAATAGTATGTATAATAAAAAGGCAGTGGATGTAAAACAACCTAAAAGTGATAATATGAGACTTCGTCTACGTTATAAAGAAGCGATAGAAGAAGCCTATGAGATTTGTGAAAAAGATAAAAATTCGGGTGAATGTCATTTAGCTTGGTACGAAGTAGATGAACTCGAAGACTCTATGATGCGAAAGGGGTTTAGTCCTCTTGAAAAACAGTGACAATCGGTGGCTCATCATTGTATGTATAGTATCGTATGTTTATTCCAAACAAATAAGACATGTATGGATTAACTTCACCATTAATCAATCGTTTCCAATTTTTTAAGGACGTACAAAAATATTCAACCCCATCTTCGTTAAATACCTTTGACTTTAATCCAGGTGTTTTACGTAAGTTTGACATTTCAGTATAAACGGCTTCGGGTAACGGAAGTTTAGATTTGTATACAGATTCGTGTATGTCGATGACATAATAACCATGCGAATCGCATATGATGTTCACCTGCATTAATGGACTTCCTCGAATATACGCGTAAAAATCCGCGTTACTTGGAAGTGTCGTGAATATTTCCATATCGTCATCTATACTTTCACCAGGTTCTGTAATTCCTGGATGAGTGTGAAATGTTATGGGTTCATTCCACACTTTTTTAATTTCTTTTGAAAGAACTCGGTTTATTCGCCTTGATGTTACATACTCGAGATCTTCAAAATCACACTTCTTATATTTCACATTTCCCGCATATTCCCATTTTTTTACAGAAGACAGACGACTCACCTCTTTTAAATCACGGACAACTTTTTTCGATAATTTTATTCTCATTTTTTTCAACGACATGACACATCCAAGTGAACTCATATTATTATAATACCAGAAAACTTATTTCATCTCCTAGTCTTTTTCTTCGATTTATCCGCCTTACCGATTGTCATCTCAAGTTTGGGTGGTGTTTTAAAATTCGACTTAGTAGCTCGAGATTCAGTTACATTTCTTTCGAATCCCCTGTTCAAAAATGCCGATCGATTGACAGGATTTGTAGGAATATTTCTCAACTGTGTAATGTTCATGGTTCCATTTAATAAATGTGGTATCATTTGTGTAAAATTTATATGAAATGTCGTACACACACCACGAGCGTTATTAGCTTGTAAATTTGGTCCATCATAATACTTAGCAATCGTACTTTCGACGGCACCTCCGAAGAATTTTTTGATGTTCGGTAAGACCTTATTTCTGAGTATACTCCCAAATCCACGCCTGTTCATAGATTCTCCACCATGAGGATCGAACACCCATATACGCGGACCGGTTCTTGTCGTGTCTACGAGAACATTTATGGCATGACCTATAGTTGAATTTTTCTTATGTACAACTACCAAAAAATAATACACTCCACCGCTGTTATTTATTTTAGGAATTTCGGATCCATTGTTTTTAAATTCTAATGTATATCTTCTATTTAAAAGTTGGGCAGCTGTGTTCACGACAACACCTCTGTTCGCGTTTTCATCATATTCCAAAAATTTAACAGTAATACGCCTTCCGTTGTGAAGAACATCTGCGAGTTGCGCTTTTATTTCGTTCAAATAGCGAATATATCCTCTATATGTACACGTCATACCCACACCCTGTTGAAGTTCTGGAACTTCCCTGACGACCCTGTACGATTTGACTGTTCTACTAGGTTTGAATGCGTTCACGTTTAAATTTGTATTTCTATTGGGTACTTTACGTTTAGTACTCACCTGAGACATCTATCATATACTCAGAATTTTATCTCGTTTTGGTTATTTTGATTGGTGTTGATCTACCTTTTATGGATTTCGGGTCTATTTTATTACCATTTTGTTTAGGATTAAACATCTTTTTGTGTGCGTTCCAATATTCTGGAGCTCCAACCTTGAAATTTTTTCGTAATTTTGCTTTATACCAAAACACACAATCTTCAATTCTATTGGATTTTGACGTGTTATCCAAAACTATACACTCGTAATTTTCCGTGCACGCGTCCATAACTTTATTGAACATGTCAAAAGATGGAAAAATACCAAAAAAAGACTTGTATAACTTTTCGCGATTTTGAATGATATTTTCACGAAGTATAAATACATAATCGACGTTCGCGCGAAGAGCTGGTGGAAGATCCATACAGTATTGCATAGTGAGCATGAAAAATATTTTCCAGTGTCGCCCATTCATAAAGCACTGACGAATACATGTGTCACGCATGAATTTATTATCATACATACAGTCATCCAAAAGCAAGAACGCACCACAATTCTTTTTACCCGCGCCCACGAGTCTTCTCTGACGCTCCATCACCCTTTCTATAGCTTCCCTGTCATAATCCCCATAAATGAATAAATCGGGAATGTACTGCTGATAATAATGGTTACCTTCTTCTGTAGCAGATAACACAATCCCAGCGGGTAAATGTTTTTTATACCACAGGATATCCGTAACGAGTGTTGATTTACCAGTATTACGTTTACCTACAAAAACACAAACTTTATCATCAGCCATTGTGGCTGGATTAAATTTACGTAGACGCAGGTCCATCTATAATACTGCCCCGTTTTATTTCATAAAATTTTACTCACATGTAGTAAGAATGGCTGGTCGTGTTCGCCTCGCCGTCACTGGAATACAGGATCAATGGTTTACTGGAAACCCCGATATATCGTATTTCGTAACAAATTTTAAAAGGCATACCCGTTTTTCTACTGAAAGTGTTGAGATTCCATTTTCAGGTGACTCTGCGTTCGGAAGTACGGTCACGTGTCGCATTCCTAATAACATAGGAGATCTCGTGAGAAGTGTGATACTCAAAATTAAGCTCAGTAGCACGAGTCCTGATAGTGTTACGACGTTCAATGGGGGTACTCCAGTACTTAACGAGTACAATAGCTATACACCATCTTTTGGAAAACAGATTATCAAACATGCTGACCTGATCATAGGTGGACAAACGATCGAACGTTTAACGGGTGAATACATTTACATGTACGATCAACTCCATTCTACTCTTGATGACACAAACCTGACCCAATACTTCCTGTCTGGTCATAATCAGGCACTTTATGGAGTAAATTCTTCACGGGATACATTTTACGTGAACTTACCGTTTTACTTTTTTAGACACCCAAGTTTATCTATACCTGTTTGTGCCATAACAAAACAACTGGTTCAAGTGCGAATCACATTCAAAAATGCTGATGATAATGTGGTGTTTCAATACAGGAAACGCCCAGAGGGTAAAATCGAACGCGAAGCACTTTCTAATGAAACAATCATCAATACATCCCTGATTACCGACTTTTATTTCATCACAGATGATGAACGAAATTTTTTACTCACACGTCCAATTGAATATGTAATCACGCAGTTACAAAAATCAACGCTACAGTTTAAACCTGGTGAAGTTGAAAAATCCGCTCTACTGAAATTCCAACACCCCGTTAAAGAACTTTTATTCATTGCGACGGAAGATATGCAGGTCGAGTCTAACGTTGTGGGAGCAACGTACACATATACCGTAACAGTTTCGGGTGGTGTGTTCGTGATAGGTGGGACGAGTAACCCCACATTATCCATGCACAGGGGAAATACGTATATATTCGATCAATCCGACAATTCAAACGCCACACATCCTCTACTTATAGCTACGACGGCTGACGGGAGTAATTATTCTACAGGGGTAACCACGGAAAGTGTCCCGGGGTCAACGGGCGCTAAAACTATATTCGCCGTACCCATGGACGCACCTGAAACGTTATATTACAAGTGTAACAATCACCTTGGTATGGGTAATTCTATAACAACCGATATTCGAAAAGCACATTTATTACTCGATGCTCAAAATGATGACGAAAAAATGTCACTCACCATCGATAAGCGTTCCGATCACAGATTTATCAATTCTATATCTTTGGAATTTAACGGTGCGACCAAGTTTGATCATCATCGTACGTATTTAGCGTATCAAGACTGTCTCAATAAACATACCGGACGCCCCGATCCATCGTTTGAGTTTTACACGTACTCATTCGCACTCAAACCCGAAGTATATTATCCCACTGGTCAGGTAAATATGAGTAGAATTATACATAAAAAATTAAACGTGAAACTCGACGAGACCAGCACACTTAACAACATAGATGTTCAAATATACGCAATCAATTATAACATCTTGCGAATTGAGAGCGGTCTTGCGGGTTTAAAATTTTAAAACATATTATAAGGATGGCAGGTCGTGTTCAACTCGCTACGACTGGTCTTCAGGATGCTTTTTTTACAAAAAATCCAGAATATACGTACTTCATAAAAAACTTCAAGAGACACACTAATTTTTCGGTATATACAATCGACCACGATGTACATGGAGAACTTGAATTTGGTAATATGATCACATGTACAATACCGAACGATACGGGAGATCTCATTAAGACTATAAGTCTTGACATTACCCTTGGTGCTATACAATCGACCGCTGGTTCAACTTTCCTTGGATACATAGAATCGATAGGACATGCCATGATCGAACACGTCGATTTATATATAGGAGATACACTTGTTCAGCGCATACCGAGTGACTGGCTACAAATTCATTCAGAACATTACGTCACACAAACAAAACAAACCAACTTATCAAAACTCATAGGTAAATACCCAAATGTAAACTCGTCGGGTTATAACGTTTCAGGTAATGGAATCAACAATTATCTCGGTGCTTCCACAAAAGAGTTTCGATGTATCGTAGATATTCCATTTTATTTTTATAACAATAGAGAACTCGCAATACCCCTATGTGCTCTTTCTAAACAAGATGTCAAAGTGGATGTAAAATTTAGAAATGTCGAAAACTGTTTATTCAAGTCAACGAGTGGCACTATCTCTTTACAGCCTCCCGATAGACCCACTGGATTAATTAATAGGTGTAAACTCGTCACAGAAATGGTATGTTTGGAAGAATTGGAACGAAAAAAATTTCAAAACACGCGTTTGGAATATATCATCACACAAATTCAACAAAACATAAATACGATTCCATCTAGTTCATCAACTCTCAGACACAAACTCATTTTTTCAAATCCCGTCAAAGAGTTATACTTCGTTGTTCAGAGAAAGGGTACATCCGTCGCGCCATTCGATTTTGATCATACGGATCAAATTTTCAATCTTAGTAGGTATATTAACTATGAAAATGTCAGAAGCATCGAACTCGAACTCGACGGTGACGTTCTTCTTGACACGGTGACGGGTAATGTTATTCACATGCGAGCCGTACAGAGTGGTATTCATCACTCGAGAACACAGCTATTCAGACGCTTTTACTCCTATAGTTTCGCACTCGAACCTGAACGTTGGTATCCCACAGGACAGAGAAATTTCAATTTAATTAAAGAATCGCATGCTACATTTCATTTGAATGAAGAGACAGTGGAAAGAGAACTTAGAGTTTATGCACTTAGTTATAATATATTGAGAATTCACGATGGAGTTGGACGAATTCTCTTCCCAAGTGGCTCAATCGGCAATTGATATTATCACCCCCGTAATGGAGAGTGCGGTCGTTCTATCAGGTCACTACGCGAAAGCTTGTGGACGTAACACGATTCTCGCAAAGGACATGGAATATTGTTTGAAATACTGTGCCATGCACACCGTGGGACAGCAGATCGGATCCTATTTCCCAGATATGTACGAAGATGAAAATTCGGAAGATGAAGACGAAATTCAAATTGTAGACGAGGAAGATGAACTACCATTTAAACCATATTCAGGTGATGATGATAGATTTAAAAAAATTAATGATGCGTACGACGCGTGGGACAGTTGGATTCCAACCAATCCGTCAGAAGAAATGATTAAAAATGCTATTGATAGTAATGGAGACGACACCCCCCGTTGAGGGATGGGTTGATACGGAATATAAAGAATTCAAACCAAACGGAAGTGAAACATCGGATTCTGATAGCGATGATGACAGTGAAAACGAACAATCATCTGTCATCAAAGGATATAAACGTGAAAAATATAAAAAAATTCTTGTAGTGGAAGATTTGATACCAGAATAAAAAATATTTATATATTATACAATACAAAATGCCTATCGATCTTGCTCAGGAAACCCTTATCGCCATCTCTCGCGAGCTCGAGACTCAGTCCCTCAACTCCGTCGTTGCCGGCTTTTCTTTCGCCGCCGCGCTCTCTTGGATGGATCTCGTTCGCTGGACGATCCACCAGGTTGTTAAGGTTCAGAAGAACGGTGGTATGAACTACGCGCTCACCGCCCTTTTCACAACTCTCCTCTCGGTAGTTGTCTACATGGTCATCTCCCGCCTCTCCACCCGCGTCCGCAAGCCTTCCGCTCCCGTCTACGCGGTTACCCGCTAAGAAGTGGTACGCGGTTTGGTAAACGTGATGATCATAATTCCAGTGATTGTTATCAAAAATATGTATACAAATGCATTCCATCTATTCGGATCCTCTAGTTCAGGGATACTAATAGGCGGCGGAAGCGAAAAATCCTTTTTGATTTTCGGCACATTTTCCAATTTATCTCTCGAACATTCAATAGCCATTTTAATAATATGATTTGCGTTTCTGAAATCGTATGGTATCAGGCGGTTGTTACTACTGTAGAAAAATTGAACTCGTAGTTTAGTTATACTGTTTTGAGATCCGGAATCAAAACTGTGTACTACAGCATCATCATTCCCAGAATAGTTAATCACATCACCACACATCAGTATACGCCCCGTATAAAAAGGTGTTTCTGAAAAAACAGTCTTATTAAATTCCTCGGATCCACTACTTAATTTAACTATGAGTGCATCGGGTCCCTGTAAATTGAGACTACCAGTTGTGAGTGTATTACCATCTGAAGACACGTTACTCGCTGGAAGACCTAAAATATCATGTGGGGTTGTAAATTCATTCACGGCAACACTCGGATGATACCCTCTTGTTCCACCGTAAAAATTGAATGTGAAAGGGTTGGGGCCTGACATGGTTATACTGTTCGTGTCAGAATTATACGTAGCACTTGTTATGTTAGAACACTTGGATACTATCTCGGTCGCGAGCGTCTTTCCGTTATAATTATTATTATCCAATACAATCGTCGACTGACTTAATGAAAATGTATTATTACGATCATTAATCAATAACTGACTCGCATGAATACGAGCAGAGACAAGTGAAATCTTTTTGACATTATAAATTGGGTTTCGTAATTCAATTATATAGTCATTTGGGTCAGGGTATATTGTCGGGTCTCGTTCACTACTGTCTATATCTAACGTATACACGCTCATTAAAATAAGAGGACACTTTTTTTAATGAGGGATGTACTCACAAATCGTATATTTTACATCATTTGCTGAGCGATGGGATTGTTCTGAAGTTGTCGCTTAGCGATATCTAGGCTATTAGTCGTCGCATTGGGATTCGCGAGACCCTTGTAAATGTTAAACTGGTGTTGAGAATTATTCGTGTACTGTTGCGTCCATCCACCGCTGATGGGACCGGTGCGGCCATCTACACGCGTCGAATCGGCGCGCATAGCAGTGGGTAAACCACCCTGGTTCAGTGGACCGGCTCGTACATTCATGCGACCCGCGTTACCAAAACGATTCGCCTTACCACGACGATCATCCGGCCTGAATCCATACTTCGACAATTCCTTAACCGTATGAGATGTTCCATATGTTCGAGATTCACCAATCTTGGTTGCGGGTGACATGAGATAACCGTGAGAATATTTATTAACATTAGGCGCCGGCTGATTGTAGTACTGGTACTGTTCTATGTTGCCATCCTTCTTGTTTCGTGTGGGATCCTGAGATAAAGTCATACCAGAAACGATTCTTTTCGCACCGTTGAAACCTAATCCATCTTCACGAGGACCCGTCTGAGAACGATTTGTTAAACGTTTACTGTTTACATGTTCACCGCGAGGTACGTGTCCACCAAAACCTTGAGACTGCCCACCCTCAACTGGGCGACGCTCGGGAAGAAACGCCGTCTTTTCAGGTCGATTGTTTCCAATTTGACCCGCAATACCACGACGCCCACCACTGACGTCTTGTGCTGGACCACTCCTACCAGGGAGTGTAGTGAGACGATAAGCGCCGACGTTCTCGGGATTCACGCGCACAATTTGATGAAACCCGCCAGCGGCTGGTACATCGGGTGTGAGACCAATACCCGGACCTACGAGTTGCTTCTCGACTGGAGAAAGATTATTCATACGTCCCGTGTCAAACATGCGACCCCTCATGTTAAGAATTTCATTACCACTCGACCTCTGCTGAGGAGCTATGTCCGTAAAAGATGGAATCTCAACCTTTTTTTCGGGCATATTGTTCAAACTACTATCGATTCCGGGCATCATCGCATTTGATATCCTCATGGGTTGTTCGCGGCTATGTTGCACACTTACATTTTCGTCAACGACTTCGTATTTTTCTGCCTTTGGCTCACTTAATTTCTTTCCTACGTACGCTAAACCACCGATAGCTAATATAGAAATAGGGTCAGCCATTCTTAATTCTTGTAAACATTTTTATTGACTGGGATATCTCTTAATAAACATCATATTCTGAGTATCTGCGCGTGTACTGGTAGGTTCGTATGTCATTGAACGAAGGGGGAGTTTACACTCGACATTTTGGAGGGGGAATAGGTTCTGTTCGTAGGTCTTAGCCAGAATCTTATTGAATTGGCTCGTCGATTGAGGACGGAGTTGGTCGCTCGTCTCTATGAATTGCGCTGGTGCGCCCTTACCAGCCATGAAAGGAGCCGTTCCGTAAAGCATCGTGTTTGGGCGACTAGACCCATAGTTAAGGGTACTGGGCTGAGGATAAACAAACACTTCCTCAGTCGCGCATACAGGTGGCTGTACTGGATTTTGAACCATTTTCATTCCTGGTTGAAGCTGATACGCCATTTATTATTATGTAAGAATATTATCTAAGTCATCAGGGATACGAAGACCCCCTCGTCATACCACTACGTTTATCACCGTTAGGTTGTAATCCACCAAAAGCTTCTAATTGAACACCTCGAGCATTGGGATCACATAAACGAGAATCTGTACGGCAGTTATCACCACCATATAACCACTCGGCAAACGCCGTTTGATCACCTGGTATGTTTGTCACTGGTCCAGAAACGAACTGCCTCGAAAAGGCGTTGCGTTGATATTCTGGCAGGGGAGATCGTGTTTTTTGTGGACCATACGGAATCTTGCCGGCCAACATGTAGTTAACATCGTCTCTAACGGTGTTGTAGTTACACGCCGACGGGCGATCGGGGCGACCATCGTAATCTGATATGAGTACATTCGCCATGGGATTGTCTTCTGTTGGTAATTGACACCCCGCACCCTGTGTCTTACGATTGTTGGTGGGATGAGAAATACCTTCTTTTATCATATTATTGCGTTCCATAACATAAAGAACGCCGAGAGCTGTCGTACCTAAAATGAAAACGCGTACATCACGCCTGATGAGGTAAAGTACACATGTCGAATATATGATGAAACGAGCCGTTGCGTTTACTCGCTCTGCTGATGAATGTGTTTTCGTAGGCCAAAATTCGTGAATTTTATCCGCACGAACGAGTTGTTTGGGATCATCAAATACTGACGCCATTTATATTATATATTTTTATTTTTTCATCATACCACCGAGCAAACCCTGCATAGACTGCATGAGCTTAGCTTCGTCAATTTCACCATCTTCACCACCATCTTGAATCTTATCAGCACACTGTTTAGCAACGTTCTCGATCATACTGAGAGTATCCGCGGGGATAGACGTGATGGTGGTTCCAAGCATGTATAGCGTCTGAATATACTGCCAAATCGCATTCTTCGTGTTATCGGAAGCCTTGGGCCAGCATTTCGTAAGGTTGATATCCTTCAAAAAATCAATCGTATTGGCATTCTCCATGAAAAAGGTTTCATCGCGCTCGTTAATTTTCTTTACGTGTGGGGAAATGTTTGCCATAAAACCCTCAACGACAAGCTTGGGGTTAGCAGAACGCATCATTTCAAATGCGGCAATGTATTTCTTGAGGCCCTTTTCCTCGGGAAACGTCTTATGGAGTTCCACCAAGAATTGGCCCATCATGTCGTTGAAGGCAGTAACAGAAGTCATTATATTACATTACATGGAGTTAATCTTTAAGTTATTCAAAATGGTTCAGTTGATATAGTTTCTCGCTTACCGAGTCCATTAGAAATAATGAAGTACACTAAAATTGCTACTAGGGTAGCGGGTTTGACGTAAGCGCTCATCTCGAGGGTACCCTCATCATTGAGTCGAGCCTTGGCGTGAATATATAAAGCTGTAATCCCCGCGGCAATTAGAGCTGCGGAAGTGGGGTCACGGAGGTATTCGTCCATATTTAATAACCAACTTTTTTAGTTCTGGTTTCAGCGGCATCTGCGAAAAGATCTTCGGATTCCTCTTCTTGTGGAGCAGGCTTAGCACTTATCGTCCTGAACTCGTCCTGGAAAGGATCACTGGGTGGCTGAACTTCCCTTTCTTCGGGTACCTGTTGTTCATCCATGGGGGGCATTTCCTGTTCCTGATGGGGTTGAGATTGTTCGATATCACCTGGTATTTCTTCTTGAATGGGTTCCGATTCATCTGGAAAATCGTTCCTTTCAGGTTCATACTCATCTATTTCGTCCGTTTCTAGATTGGCATCCTGAGGATTGACGATTTCATCACCACCCGTGGTCATGTACGTCTGTAAAATTTGTTGTACGGGAATGAGTTCCTTTACAGTCGTCTCCACACATACGCTGAAACGTTCGTATAATTTATCATTTCTGTCGTGCTCGGATTGATTCTCCGTGAAAACATACGGATCTTTGTATAAATCTTTCGCCGCGTTTTTATAGCATGTGTGAATAAATACCTCATTCGTTGGCAGCTTGACAGACATTTGTTTCGTGTCTTTACTGAGACGCACAGCTGAAAGAATTTTAACAGAACTTACAAAAACGGCAGCAACGAGATCTTTAAACCACGCGCAGCGATCGGCGATGTTATCAGTGTGTTGTTTGGCCATCGTCTCACTCCACTCGGGAACATCTTTGAGAAGTTGTTGGAACATGATGAGAACTTTTCTTCCCTTGGAAAGTTTACACGCTTCTTGGTACATCGTATCGAACACATCAATCATTACGGGACACACGAGAATCGAAAGCTGCTCGAGATATTCGCGTTTCGCTTCGACGAGAATGTTAAGATTATCCATCTATGATTACTTAAACTTTTTTATTTAACTGTTTTGCGCATTTCGCCTGTATCGATTAGCAGCCTTTTTTAAATTGATCAACGTTGGAAAATCTTCATTCATGTTGTTATACGTCTCTTCAGCACATTTAACACCTTTTTTTACTTTCCATCGAATGGTCAAAATGTAATTTCCAGAAACAACGACATTAAAACCAGCTAATTCGAGCTGGCGCTTAATATACGCGGTTGCCTTGAGCCTATCGTACGTTGCGTATCCTATAAGAAAAGATGGTATTTCTACTATGACACCTTTATTACCAACATCCACTGCACGTCTAATTTTGCGTGACACCTGTTCATAAAGTTTCACATATGTTTCTTTTTTTATACGATTTCGTTTATCAGTAATTCGCGAGATTTCATCTACGCTTATCATTAATATTACCTGGAGTATATTTTTATCGAATCTAACTCACTTTTCTTGATGTCGTCGTATGTGACAAATTCCTGACCTTGTATCTCACTCTCGAACGGTGTGGTGTTCGAAGGGGGTTTTATATCGATTGGTTGAGAACGAACTCCAATCACGCGAACGTTGCCGGAAACTACCATTATATCAGCAGTGACGGAAAATCCAAACGTAAACCCACCTGGCTTGACAGTCATAAACATACACTGGTAAAGATCGTGATTCTTTGTCTTGTGTTTGAATTGCTTGATAGCCGTTGTTTCGATGATGTAGTTATTCAGACCGGTTTTTTCGCGGATATATTTATTTGTCGCGAGAACAAGATCTTCGATGATGTCGTGGTTTACAGTGATGTTTGTCACTTCCTTGTATTCATTCATGTTTAGAGCCGGATCATTTAAAATCACTTGGTGTACGGGCTTCGTTTCATTTGTGTATTGGAATTTTTCTGTCCTGGACATCAGATATAGAACCGCGATAATTGATAAAAGAATGATGACAATCTTCATTTATAATAGTTTATAAAAAAATGTGCGTTATAGTTTTAAAATTTTTAGGTGAATACATAAAAGGATGTCACTACTTTTATTCAGTCCAAAATGTAATCATAGTTTAGATGTCATAGAATATATAAATAAACATAAACAACTCAAACAAATCGTACATTATCACAACGTGTCAATCTTGGGTATCCCTCCCCAATATAAAAATAAAATCACGCGCGTACCGACCATGTTGACAAAAAATGGTAAAATTCTCGTGGGACGTGAGATTCAGAATTGGCTCGAGTCTCTGTTACCTGTACAAGAATTGGAAACATGTGGATTTGGTGGAATGTCATCTACCACACTGGATGGTGAATCAACGAGTGATATGTTCGGATTAGATGATTACGGGCGCTCACTTCAACCGGCTATGACACCCGAACTCCAAGAAAAGATAAGTCGTAAAGTTGAAGATGGCGCCTATAACGGTGATATAAAGAAATAAAACAAGATTTAACGAGTATGAAACTTGTCACTGTACAAGCTGCCGCTATTAAGTCTACATTCGAAGTGTTAAAGGATATTTTAAACGATGTAAATATTTATTTTAAACCAGACGGTATTTATATAGTAACACTGGATACCGCCAGGACATCACTCATCGACATGCATCTCGCCGCCGAAAACTTTGAAGAATACACATGTACAGAAGAAATTGACACGGGAGTGAACATGACGAATATGTACAAACTTCTAAAAACCATCACGGTTAATGATGTTCTCATGATCACAATCGATTCAAAGGAGTACATGAACATTGAGATTCACAGTGAACAGAAAAAGACGTGTACGAAATTTGCTTTGAAACTTCTTGATATCAATGAAAATCAAATCGAAGTTCCGGAAATGCAGATGACTGTAAATACACCCATGCCTTCCGTCGACTTTCAGCGTATTTGTAGAGATATGTCCAACATTGGTGATGAAATTGAAATCACGAGAGGTGGAAAAACCATAAAATTGTACTGTAAAGGCGATTTCGCAGATCAGGAAACGGAGATTCAATGTATCGAAGAATGTCCCAAGATGTCTGGTATTTATTCACTTCGGTACATGAACATTTTCACGAAAGCGACGAGTATGTGTTCGACCGTACAAATTATGCAAGAGGAGCAAAATCGATTTTTGATTCTAAAATATAACGTCGCAAATTTGGGTGATTTGAAATTTTATTTAGCTACTAAGGTATCCGAAGATCAGTAAGATACCCAGTGTCAGTGTCAACGGTTTTAACGATCCCGAAACAATTTTTAAGTTTTATTTTTGGAAAACATATTCCTAAAACACCCGAATCATAATAAAATATATCACTGATTTTGATTTTTTCGCCATAACAGTCGTTGTGGGGACCTGTATATCTACGAATTTTTTCGAGTATGTCTTTTACTGGCTTGTCACCCGAATCCAGTAACTGTGCACTCGAAAGTGGGATATGAAATGACATCACACAAGATTTTTTAGGTGGCCATGTGTAGTCGTGGTTGTACGTCAAATATTTATAAATTTTATTATTGTACCAGTACTTTACACGAATAAGCATTCTGTCTACACACTCGGGTGGTTGTGTAATTTTTTCATCTTGGTCAATATCGAGATGATAGCTTTTTACGTCCGGTTCAAACTTTTCTAATTCACCTTTCCACAATGGGTCAGAAATGTCCTCGGATACCTTTTCGTGATCCACGACATACTCGATATATCTATTGACAATAGTATAATCGTGCTTGTGAAATAAAAATTTGATTATGTTTTTAATCGCATAAATTGCGTTAATTAAAAACGAATGGAGTATCTTCATTAATATTATATGGAAGGTAATTTTTTAAGTAGATATAATAATCGAATAGATGAATGGGTGTGTAAGATTAAGAATGATCCAGAAAATAAAAAGACGTACGAATCTGAAATGTCAGATTATATCGCAAAATGTATGCCATACGTAAAACAGTACGCAGAGGATACTAACAAGGAAGTTACCACGGATAACATTTTTAATTGTAAAGAAACATCTGGACTAAAGCGTCGAGACATATATGTAGATTACCTGATAGATGTTGAAAAAAGGACACTCGATCGTCCCATGGAACGTAAAGCTGATAAATGTCCCAGGTGTCCGAATAGTAATATTTTTCACTTTAATGACACGAGTGAACTTGTGTGTGATTCGTGTGGAACGATTTTAGAAGTTCTCATAAGTGAAGAGCTCACGTACAAGGAAGAACAGGAAACGTCTGAGAAGGTTATAAATTATTCGTATAAACGAGACAATCATTTCAACGAATGGCTCTCACAATTTCAGGCACAGGAAATGACAACAATTCCCCAAGATGTGATTGATCAATTACGCAATGAATTTAAAAAAATAAAAATTAAATCATTGACTGAAATCACGCACGCAAAAGTTCGAGGACTTTTAAAAAAGTTGAAACTAAATAAATATTACGAACATGTTCCATATATTACAAATATACTGAGTGGTATACGCCCACCAAAAATGCCGCAGCAGTTAGAAGAACAGCTACGCATGATGTTTAAAGATATTCAAAAACCATTTGACGATAACTGCCCCGCCGAGCGTAAAAATTTTTTAAGTTATTCATATGTTCTTTATAAATTTTGTGAGCTGTTGAGCGAAGACTCTTATCTCCAGTATTTTCCACTTCTTAAATCAAAAGAAAAATTACATCAACAAGATGTCATATGGAAAAAAATTTGTAAAGATTTACAATGGGAATATATACCAACCATTTAAACAAATGAGACGTGTACGTGTCAGATATGAATGTGTTCTATTATAATTTCTGTTTATCAGAAATTCGATATCACGTGAATAAAATTAACGAAATCATCACAGGAGGTCTTGGAAATCCACGGGAATATTATGAACGTCAAATGGCTTTCATGGAAGATTTGCGAAGAACTATTCCACTTCCACACGAACAACCTCTGGAGGAGAATTCTGTAGTGGAGGAAAATTTACAAGATACGCATCACGAAGATTCAGAAGTTTCAAGTAATTTCGCGCTTGGGACACCATCACATCCGTTATCGTCTTCACCGTTTTCAATTCAATGATTGTACATTTATTGATGATTATATCAGCTCTTAGATTTCCAATGATGTGTCCTCTAAATTCAATAGGTATGATACGTTCGGTTTCGTAACTGACATTATTCTCTCTCAACACAACTTCCAGGGCGTTGTGGTACACGCGTTCACTAAATCCATGCCCCAGAGCTTTGTATATTTCATCAACATATTCATGAATCATAATTCTATAATACGAAAAGTCTTTATGTTTATATAGAGTAGGTATGTTTAGAAAATTGTACAAAGATCCGAAATTCATAGGAGCACAAACATCACCACCTAATCTTGTTACGGTCATCATGGAAGATGGTATAGAAACGTATACTGTAAATGACATTACATTCAGATCGGAAGCTACATTAGATAAACAAAACAAGGAACTTAAAGGTACGTGGCTTGGTAAAGAAAAGATAAGCCAACTCTTCTTCGAACCGGTCGTCGTCGCGAAAGGCCGATTCGTTGTGACACTATATGAGTTTTGATCCAATAGCTCAGTTGGTTAGAGCGTGGTGCTTATACAAAGTATACAGGTGTGAAGTCAAACTCACATAAGGCACGCCAAGGTCACGGGTTCGAGCCCCGTTTGGATCACTTTTAGATACATTTAGTATGTGTATGTAAAAGTGAGTGCGAAAACTTTTTATGTAAAAAACATATTATATATTAAATGTCTAACGTGCATAATATGAATTTGTCAGACGACGACAGTGGTATGGTTCCACTCGATTCTCAATCAAAATCGAATGCGTTCGTGCCAGAATATCCTGAAAAAAATGTGAGTGATTATAAAGAAGACATGGATTCTACTCCCATCTCCGATGTTATGATGCAACCCCAAGAACAATCGTTCGAGCCACCCCTCATGGCTGTCGATCCCCGTGCCATGCAGATGGCACAACAACAAGTTATGGCGCCTTCGCAACAGGGTGTGGTCGCCAAGGAACCCGAGAAAACCGATAAGAAGGGAAAGAATCCATTTGATCTTAGTGATGAACAATTCCATGCCTTGATCGTCGCCGTCGCCACAGGTGTCGCCGTGAGTAAGCCTGTTCAGGAAAAGCTCGCGAGCAGTGTTCCCCAGTTTCTCAACGCTCAGGGACAGCGCAGTCTTGTTGGACTTGGCTCGACCGGTCTCGTTGCTGCTATCATCTTTTTTATCGCCCGTAGATATTTCTAATCAAAATCTATAAGTTCACCACCACTTATAAGGTATGCTACAGTCAGTCCTAACATTAAAGCGGTCGTGACAATCAGCGTCGTTATAGTTGTGTCTCTCATATTTTTACCATATTCCTTGAAGTATGTACGTAACTTTCGTAGTTTAAATCCTTCTGTCAATGTGACAAGAGAAAGTATCGCCACGGTCACCACAATCATGGCACTGGGTACTGACAGACTCAAAATGATACTATTACTGCCGAGATAATATACGAGTAATGGGACAATAACCGTGACAATCACCATGTTAGCCCAATACGCCGTTTCTAAACGCACGATGACAAACGCAATCGCGATTGTGAACCAAGTCGCCAGAGAGATCATTACCCTCGGGAGACCTGGCTGACCGTAAGATGTAATGCTATCCATTTATATATACTCAATATTATTTATCTTTGATCTTTCTACCACAAAATGGTGTAGCTTCTGGAATGTTTTCGTAAATTTTTAATTCGATCGATTTTTGTTTGATCTTTTCATAATTTTCCCAAAACTTCGTGCTGTGTGAATATTCTTCTACCGTACAGTGTGCGAGTTCGTGTAATAACACATGAAACACTTCATTTGCTGTACCATCGATACAGATTCCAATTTCCGCACCTTTATTGGAATTGTAACCAATCGCCGTCGTTAATACTTTTCTATGAGCAACAATTGGTATTTCTTTGTGTAACATTTCAAATTCTACATCACCACTGGAAATTAAATGCTCTCTGAAAATTCTATACTTTTCTCTCACTTCGGTCAATACCGAATCTTCCTTCATCGTAAAAAACATGATAAGATTAATCACCAGAAGAGCGATCAGAGTTATCATTTCTATATACGAACATAAATTTACTGTACAATTCTGAAATCGGGTTTCCTGACAGTCCTTCCCATAGTTCCATAGAAAACCCGTTATTTTCCATGTGTGTCACGAGTAAATCCTTGTGTGCGATCGGTTCTGATTTTGGTCCATCGGCATAATAAGGTGTATCGACTAAATGAACAAATAATTTTTCACCGAAATCTCCATTGCTCGTTGACTTCATTTTAAAAAAATTACCATACGTATCGTGTAAAGGTGTTTTAAATAAAATTTTTTCTGAATCGGGAATAATTCCAATACACATACCACCGGGTTTCATTCTTTTTTTTATTTCGCGAAGAGTTGACATGAAAAGTCCATGTGACTGAAAAATATAATGAAGAGCAAAATTATAACAGATGATATCATATTTCCTATTCGGACACGCGTGTATATCTCCATGATAAAAGTTTACACGTATCTTCATATTTTTCGCACGTGACTTAGCTTCTTTGAGTGCTTCTTCGGATGGTTCACACATACTGATGTTCACACCAACGCCATTCCACTTTTGAAGATCACCCCCAAACCCACATCCGACGTCGAGTACACTATATCCCGGTTTAGCGACACTCTCTATGAGTTTTCGCTTTTCCGAATTGTGTAAACGACGCAACTCTTCCATGTGTATTTTTATACATAAAACTTTAACTATGTAATGAACTTAAGTCAAAACGAAAGGCTTAAAGTTTATACACACAATTAAAACACAATGTCTCTTGAACAGGATTATACCACTGTCCCCGGACAGATTTTCGCCTGTCTCTCGGTTGTAGGGCCGGAGGCTCCACAAAAAAACGACAAGTTTGGAATTAAAATTCGAGGTGCTTTCTCGACACGCGACGAAGCTGCGAACCATGCGAAGCGTCTTCAGAAGGAGGATGCGACGTTCGACATCTACGTTGTCGATATGTATAAGTGGCTACTGATTCCTCCAGACCCATCTAAAATCGAGGATGCGCATTATACCAATGAAAAGCTTGAAGAGCTTATGTCCGGATACAAGGAAAATCAGGCGATGGCTGCCAAGATGTTCAACGAGCGTAAGCGTGACATGCAGGCTGTCAAGACGGGTGGAGACAAGAATGAATATTTCAAACCCGGTGATGAAAACTCACAGTTTTACAACAAGCCCGACGAACCTCCTATTAGTCACCCCGCCGATATCATCGAACGTCTCAAGCGCGAAAAGCCTGACACATCCATGGAAGAGCTCGTGAAGGAAGCCGATACGATCGTAGCGGAGGAGATTGAAGAGAGGAGGAAGAAGCGTGAAGAGGAACAAAAGATTGCGACGATTAAGGAGGAAGATGAAACATCTGTTGAAGCCGAGGACAGGAAAGATGACAAAGTTGAAGAAGGCGAAGAGGTTAATTCGAGTGAGCAGTAAGAAAATGTAAAAAAATATAAATCATATTATTAAAAAAATATACTCTTTTAATAATATGACGAACGTTCTGTATATGAGTTCGGGTTCGATGAATCCTAAAAGACTTACACCAGCTTATCCAGTGACAGACTTGGATTCTATTGATGATGAAAATGCTCTCGCGTCTAACGTTATTAATGAACGTGTAATGCGTCCAGTAATAAGTAGTAGAGGGAATGTCGATAAAAAAACGGATATCCCAATTAAGGAATATGAAGGGTTATCACCCGGGGCGAAGGATAACTGGCTGCATAGTCTTACCCATGAAGAATCCTAAAATAAACGCCACGAAAATAACGATATAGGCAACCTTATCCAAAGATGCTAGCAAATCTGTATTTTTTACGGGTTCTGGGGGGACCATAAATTGTGGAGGTGGCTGATAAAAATATTGTTGTTCTTGTTCACCGGGTTGTTCGCGAACTTCTTCTGGTTTCTGTTCTAAAATGTCCGGAGAATATTCAATTGGATTTCCGAGCTCCGTTTCCATATGTATATATTATTAACTCTTCTTTTTAAGCCTAATCTTCCTCCTCACTTTCACTCTCATCGTCAACAACAAAACCTTTTAAATTACCATTTTCATCCGCATCGTCGTCATCGTCACCCTCATCTTCATCTTCGGTTTCACAAAGATCGCTATCGGAAATGTCATAATCCGTATCGTGTTCACCATCAGACCAATCATCTTCACAAATTTCGTCTGGAACCAGACGCTCTGGTTGTTTTACAGTACGTCCTGACCGTGTTTTAGTAACGACAGCTGTCATTATACATGATACACGTCAATTTCTTTTAAATATATTTAGGTTTGAACTCTATGTTCTGATTATTCGCTTCTTCTAATAGAATATATTCAAACTCAGCACCCAATCTAGAAGAAATTTCGGCGACATCATCGAGAATATCCGCGTCTATGGGTGTCATGTAAAGGGGAATTTCATTCAACCTGTGTAAAGCTTTTTGAAGATATGTTTGAGAAAGTTTTACTCGATTTTTATAATCTTTCGCCAAAGACATGTTAGCGATAAATGTTTTATATAACGTTTCATCGATTCCTGAATACTTATGTGTTTCTTTTATGATCGCATCTATAACAGAGTTTTTCGTGTCAACTTTTGTTATTTTTGAAATCACGTATGCGAATACCGCAATAAATACGATGGCAAACATATTATAATACCCTGATGATTTTATCTGATAAAATATGTTTACGATTTTTACACGAACACACCTGTTCAATTTGATTTTTCATAATTTTAAATTGAACATTCGTCTTTTTACACGTTTCACAGTCGTACGTCGTGTGCACGATATGTTGAAGTTTCGATTTTTTTGTGACACTTTTTACCGATAAATCAAATCCGTTTACTATGTTTCGTGTGATGTATGTTTTTAACAACTGCGACACCTGTACAGGATCTTCTTTTTTCACTTCGGGACACGGCATACACGTGTTCTGTGGTGTAGTCGGTGTGTATTGCTTTTTATATCCATTTTTGTACAGGGACTTGTACACTTTATCAGGAAGAATGTGCTTACGCCCGTAAAAGTCGCGACAGAATCCATATCGCCGCCCTTTCATCGTCTCACATGTACAAAAACACCTCTGAGAAATCGCCTGTCCTTCGATGAGAAACCAAATGTGGTTAGATGCGTGACTTCTTTGTAAATTTTCACAATATTTTGAAGTTGTGGAAACGAGATACGCGTTGTTATTTATATAAATTTTAGTGATTTCAGCATTTTCTTGTCCATCCATATTTTTTTGAACAAACGTTTCGATATCTTGATATGTCTGTTGATCCGAAAAAACATCTTTCGTTTCTCGTAAACTGAATGACCCCTCTTCTCGTGTAGATCCTTCGACAATCACGGGTGTTTTGTTTTCAGTTCGAAGTGTTGCCATCCACATGATTTCAACGCTCGGTTCTTGATTAAAAATGCGTGTCAGTTTAGAATCTTCGTGTGTGTACATGAGAACCGGTCGATATTCACCCTGTGTGATTTTCCCCTTTTCACATTCTTCACATCCACGCCCTTCACACGCATCATGTTTCGCCTTTTTATGTGACCAAGGCATACGAAATCCACTCCCCTTGACATTTCGTTTTCCACCCCCATACACCGCAGTATCAACTATATTTTTCCACTCTTTTCCGGGAAAGAGAATACCTAAAGATGAAACAATATGCGAATGAAGAGCCATCGCAGAACCATGATCAACTACAAAATTCGGCCAATTCATGTGTACACCATGTTTTATCAAGTTTCCCACACTTTTAGGTTCTGCCACTGAAATTAAAACATCTTTTCCCCCAAAATGTGTGACTCTATCACAGATTGTACGTACAATTTCTTCCAAACGTTCGACTGATAAGTGTTCATCATCTTTATAATCGAGATCGACGAAAAAATTATACGTACCCGTTTTTTGTTCGACGACGTATATCTTTTCACCGGACTTGATAGCTTTTACGTACATATCATAAAAATCATTCAATCTATCAAAAGGAACAGATAGGACACCTCCGTCCATGAGCACATGTGATAGATTGGAGCCATTTGCAAACTTTTGTTTGCGACACCAAGATCTAAACATACTTATATGTTTATCGTGTTAATTTTTTAATAGTCTTCATCGGGCCATATGGAAGTTCTACACGAAACGTCCATGTATTCTTCCTCGGCGTTCGATAATTCTTTTTTTAAAACTAATAGTTCGTATACGGTTTTATCCTTTATATTTTCCACATACTCATCCGCTTTGTTTTCCTTATACGATTTACGATCCATAAGAATAGTCTTGATCTGCATGAGAATGTAGTTCTTAGACTTCATTATTTTATATGGAAGGTTTTTCTGTTAAGGGAAGTCACGCATGCGTAAAATTCGGGGTTGTCGACGACGTTGCGAACAATTCGTTCCCATCGTCGACGCTGATTGAATTCGGGAAGAGTATCAAAACTCATGAAATCATTTTCATCGTACGTTCGTTTCATGTGTATTTGTTTCGTGTGCATTTTATATTTTTCTTCATTAAATCGTCTGATGAGTTCGAGTTGTTCCATTTTCGAATAGTTTACAAAAAATATAAATACGGTGTATTCTAATTCAATTGTATCACTTTCTTTTATATTGAACGTATAACTCGTGTATTCTCCATCTTTTAAAGAAATAACTCCCCGTGTCTCTTCCTCGAGTTCTCTCAAGGCACATCTCAATGGATTATATACTTCTCTTCTTCGACATCCACCTGTGACAAATATCCACTCTTTAAATCTTCTATCTCTTACTGTCAAGAATCGCGGCGTTTCGCCAGCGAATGTGACAGGAATGGCTATGGCTTTATGTTTTTTCATCGCTCATAGCTTCTACAATTCCCTGATAAGTTTATTCCGAAGATTCTTTCTCACTCACATGCGATCGAGTTACACGCTTTTCAACTACTGGTTCTTCCTCGACAGAATTCTCTTCCTGAATTTCAGGAATCGCGGATAAAGGCTGTACGGTATATTGACGATGCATGTTCTCGATGACAGTCTTAATGTCACTAATATCATCCTTCGTTTTTTTCAATTCCATGTACATGTAAATCGTGCCAGCAATACACATGGCCATGGCAGCAACGGTCGCGGTCTCACGATCAAATGTAAACATTGTATATTATTTACATTCGTTATTTTTAAGTAGATACTATCGCACCCATTTTTGTTTTATCAGTTGGACACTCGTACCCATGTTGCGCAAACTGGATTTCATTATAGTGACCATCTTTACATTCTGCGTTCTGTATAGGAATATATTTATTCAACGTGCCCGATTTAGGATCGTACGTCAGCATAAATACAAAGGCTAATAAAAAAAGTAATAACCACATTAATATAATTGGGAATTTAATTGGAGTACATGAGACCACCCATACCATTCTCGATACGGAGAATGTTATAGTTCACGGCGTAGATGTCCGTGTCGAACGAACCGGAATCGGTCACGAGACGAGCCGAATCGATACGACTGAAGTTGAGGGTGCCCGTGGGCTGGAGTTTGCACGTGTCGAGGCAAAAGGGGTAGAGGAAATGCGTGGCAACACTGCTATCGAGTGTCGAGAACGGTGTGTGATAGTAAAGAGTTGTGGACGTGTAGTTAGGCTGCGCAATTTTAGCGTCACCGACGTCGGTACCATTGATCTGAAGCTTCACCTTACCAGAAGCCATACCAACATTACCACTCTTGTACGTCGTGAGGAACTTCACGGGGTGGTTGTAGTTGAGCTCCTGAACTGTGGAACCAGACGCGACCGCCTGTTGCGTCTGTGTAATGAGCATGTTCTGGGGTGTGGAAGAAATAGCAGTGCGCTCGTCCGTGTCGAGGTAGACGAATTGAGCGTGAACTTCATAATCCGTCGCAGAGAGAGTACCCCACGAGATGCGAAGCTCTACGTCGTGGTACTGAAGCGCGACGAGAGGAAGCGCCGATTGCGCGTTCTCGCAGAACGAGAAACGAAGGGGGTAAAACCCAGAATCATCGGCACCGGAAGCGGGGAGAGACTTGGAATACGTCTGAGAAAGCATCAAAGGGGCAATCTCTTGAGAGAACTCGGACGTGTGTGTATCAATAACCTGACCACCGATGAGAAGTTCGACCTTGCTGATCTGCGTTTTCCAATTACTGCGTGTCGCCGTGTTAGAGGGAGAGCGATTAGTAATGTAAACATAACCGAGCATATCACCCTTGCGCTCGAAGCGAACGGTGGACATACCATTAGAGGCGGGGTTACCCTGGATAACCTGCTTCTCTACGGTCTGAGCAAAGTTTGTGTGACGTTTGTAGTTGGATCGGAAAAAGGACACCTCGGGCTTACCGACAATGTGAGCATCCTGAGCGCCAATAGCGACGAGTTGGGCAATACCACCGGACATTTTTATATTATACTACGTTTTTATTTTTAAGTATCAAAACAAAGGAACGTGAGGATGAAGAGACTCTGTAAGAATGAGGGAAAGAATACCAATCATTGCGAGTCGACCATTCACAAGTTCAGTCTCAGGTTTCCAGAATCCCTGAATGTATCCCTCGTCCTTGGGATTAGCCGCGGTTCCGATGAGCACGAGTGCGGCGACGGCAACGGAAAGACCGATATTCTCTTGAAATTGTGTACTGATCGAATGACCGGTCATGATTTCATCAATCACCGCCGATGTAAAACCGATCATGGCAGCTCGTCCATTCACGCGTTCAGCCATGGATAGAAAATCATTTGGGCGGTCTACCGTCCTGAGGGGAGGTACGCGAGAAGATGTGGTCTTGGTCTTAGTCTTGGAAGAAGTGTTAACAGCAACAATAGGTTTGAGAGCGGCAATGCAGGACATTTTGTACTTTTTGTACGCGGGTTTTCTTTAAATCAATGATCTTTCGAGATCTCCGACACGCGTCACGAGGGATGCCACCAATAATTCCATCGTGGCAATTTTAGATTTTTCTGATTGGAGTTGAGTTTCAAGTTCTACTATACGCGCCTTATCGGCTTGTTGTTGAGTTTCGAGTTCTACTATACGTGCCTTATCGGCTTCGAGTCGTCTGTCCAATTCTTGTATTGAACTTACACAAATCGGTATAAAAACTTCTTTTTTGAGGAACACAAAGTCATCCACCTCCTCACCATAGACGAAAATTTGGTTTCCACTCACCACATTTCCGTCTTCATCCACAGCTCCCATCCATTCCGTAAGGTCTTCATTTACACGGATTTTTGTTTCGTCAATAACCTCCACGATTGAGACCTCTTTATCGTTTCCATCTATACACTTCAACCTAAGTTTTGAGGTGGTTGTTTCAAGATTGGAGGTATTGAAACTGCTGAAGGTGATTACATTTGAATCGGACACATTAGATAGTTCATAAATGTTGGGTATGAAATCCTGTCTAAGTCGGGTCGCATGAGGTAATGTTTCCCTTACTTCCTGAGCTATGAAACCCCAGACGGGGTCTTCACCACGAGAAATGGTGTCTTTATATTTATACTTTTTAGGCTTCAAAAGTTTCAAACTTTCCAAAGCAAAAGCGTCATCAACATCCACAATATCTTTCTTAATCCTCTGGTCTGATGAAGTAAAGCTTCCGTTATGGGATACAAAGTGGTCTCCAGACATAATGTCTCTATTTGCGTAGATGGATACATCGTTCGCCCACCCGTCGTTTGAAGAGTTTAAGATGCCGTGTGAATAAATCCACCAACGCCTTTGATAGCCCGAAACATTTCCAATACTATACCCCCCTATCCCGTTCACGTGAAGCTTGGCGTAAGGGTTAGCCGTCCCAATACCGACGTTGCCCCCATTAGGATTTAGCAACAGGTTGAACGTATCATTATTACTTATTCCACTGGCAGTCATATTCCCCGTTCGACCAGTTTGAAGCCACGACGTTCCGGAAGTTTGTTGAACACCATGAAATAAACCATACTTTCCGTAGGTCGGTTCACTCGATTGTAGGACAGACATTATTGAATGGTTTGCACCAATGTTGTTTCCTGAACTGCTTACACTTACTTCCAGCCTACTGTCAGGACTGTTCGTCCCGACACCAACGTTTCCATCTTTGTTAAGTGTCATCACAGCATCACCAACCCCAACACTATTCGCATCGTCCACACCATCCACGCAGATGTGAAAATCACCACGCCCATTGGCGTGTGTTCGTTCGAAGAAAAGACCTGCCTTAGCCACCCCTGGATTTTCTGTGGAGGCATTGACACCGAATGTAATCTGAGCAGTGCCCGACCCTCCGTTTTGTTTCTCAATGAACAGACCTGTCGTTTGATCGGTTGACGCTTTAAAAATGTGAAGTTGGTTGTCTGGACTATTCGTCCCAATACCAACATTCCCCGTCTGTCTATATATATCATCACCATCCTCTGTAAATATTGTCGCACCCGTGTCACCCCTTGGAATCGTGAAGTCGAGTGTCGCCGCATTTGTGGTTCCACTATTCGTCACGGATGCGGATGATCCGGGTACACCCGTCGTGACGGTTCCGATGGAAATAGTTGCTGCGTCACCTGCAGATCCCTGTGCACCCGTGTCACCCCTTGGAATCGTGAAGTCGAGTGTCGCCGCATTTGTGGTTCCACTATTCGTCACGGATACGGATGATCCGGGTACACCCGTCGTGACTGTTCCGACGGATATGGTTGCCGCGTCACCTGTAGATCCTTGTGAACCCGTGTCACCCCTTGGAATCGTGAAGTCGAATATCGCCGCGGACGTAGACCCACTATTCGTCACTGATGCGGATGATCCGGGTACACCTGTTGTAACTGTTCCAACGTTTATTGTAGCGGCATCGCCTTGGGCTCCGGGGGGTGTGTTTTGTAACCCCGAACCATCACCCACGAACGATTTTGCTACGATTCTACCCGGATTCGTGCTATCGTTTATGATAACTTGATTCACACCCGCTGGCCCCACGCGTAAATCTGTGTTCACGTACACGTTACTATTCACGTGTAAACCTGCTTGGGGATCTGCTGTGACTAACCCTACACGATTGT